GCCATCGAACCATAATTATTTCTCCAAGAAGAAGCAGATGATCCCATGACACCAGACAACTTGTATAAATACGTATTTGGGTCTGAAAGATCCATTCCAGGTTGATCTCGTCTACCCTTGAAATATGTAGATATACGCTGCTCATACGCATTAGCATCGTCTCTGTTAATACGTTCTTGTTCAGACAAAAGTGCTCTTCTGTTCTTAGCAACATTCAACGCGCTGTTTAACATAGCACGTTTAAGTTTTGCATCAGCATCTTTAAATCCTTCAAGACGCAACAACACATCTTTTGATATATCACGTAGTGATATATTGTCATCGCCGAACAAAGCTGCCATAGGATTCGGCATAAGCTCTTGCGTCAGCTGCCATGCAGATTCAAATCCATTCAGAAGTAATGCATCAAGAGATTTCCTACTATTACCAAGAGCATTGTATTGGTTTTGTAATGTAGCTATTGCATTCTTCGTTGTATTACGAACCTGTAATGTCTTATTACGCTCTTCTTGAGACATTCTAGCATTGTCTAACTTATAACCAAGATCATCATATGTTGCATGCAGTGAGCTTAGTTTATCTTCGATATCCAACGATTTCTCATAATCGTTCATAAGTTGCTCATATCTTGAAATACGCTACATCATACCTATCTGGTTATCAGCTTGAGCACTATTCAATCTACTGAGATATGAGTTGAGATTATCACCAAGCCAACCTGTAAATCCTCCAGGATTTGATTCAATTTCCTGACGAGCTATTTCTCCACGTGCAACGTTTCCACCAGTTATTAGATCATTAGTCGTATCATCAGGATCTGTACTCCACATACTAAGCCATTTTGGCGATGCAGAGTTAACTTCATCTTCAACCTCTTGACGAGATTTCAATGCGTCAGGAATATCTTTCTTACGTTGCTCTACACGATTACGGCGATCCGTCTCTTCTTGTTGTTCCAGTTGCTGTCTTCTACGAGCCTCTTCTGCCTATGCTCGTCTATAAGCCATCATATAGTCAATGGCTTTACTACGAGACTGTTGCTCATATCTACCTAGTTCATTAGATGCTCTGTTGATAGCATCTCTATTAGCCATTAATCTATATCCAAGAGCATATCTTGGGTCGTATATCTGTTTCTTCTTCTCGGCCATAATAATAATTATTGTTCGTTAGTTATAAACTAAGCATCTCTTGTTGGGAATAACCCAGATGCATATGACGTACCACCAAATTGTTTATCTGCATTTAATGCTGTATATGTCATTGATGTGTTACGATCTCGTTCTTGCATCATCGGGATTACAATAGTATGTCCTTGATCTGCAACTTTAGATTCATTTAACACAATACCGTAATTTCGTAATATGTTCTAATGTTGTTTCACATACTTATATAACGGATCATTGCTACTAACCTTGTATGTCGCTCCAAATCTAGCATACACATTATACATATGTCGTCCAGGACCTCCACCAAATCCCATAGTATTATATTGAGACTGATTCATTGTGAAATACTTATTTCTAATAAGCTCATCAACCTTGTTCAAATATGCAGATGGTGTTCCTCTACGTCCAGTAACAACTTTATTCTGATAATAAGCACTAACGTGTGTACTACCATCTGTTACACCATAATAACCCTTACCAGACTTATCTGGTCTAAATCCAAACATTCCTGCATAATACGGATGCGCATCTGAACTACGAGGTACTTCGTAATGCTCTGCATACAGTTTTGAATTAGCTTTTATACGCGCCTCTCTAGACTGTCCTAACGCATCTCCAAATCCAATACTATTAGCAGCATCCTCGTAATTTTTACGACTTATGATATATTGACGGAATGCCTGACCAGCCTTACCTGCAATAGCATTTAAGTTTATATAGTATTTTTTATTTGTTTCTTGAACAGCTTTCTGCCAACCATACTTTCTTGCAAGCTTAAGATAATACTGAGCAACATCAGATACTTTATATTGTTTACCATCACCTGCATTTAAACGATATCCTCCGTACAACCTAGTCAGGTTTCTATATGCCGAATCGGCACTCTTTTTACGAGTGTGGAAATTTGTCTGTAAGTCAGTACGATACTGATTACTCTGGTTAATAACTTGTTGTACAAGAACATCATACGGTGACCCTGCTGTTAACGTTGGAGAACCAGATCCATTTTTCGCAGCTTCTGCAGCAAGCTGTCTAGCTTGACGTGCATCTTGACGATCTTCTTGGAATCTAATTCTACTCATCTCATTGGCATGGTTTTGTGCAATCACAGCAAACTGATCAGCTGTCTTAGTAGGCTCCATAATACGAGCTGAATTAGCTTGTATAACATCTTGAACAAACTATCTATCAATCTCATCTTGAGTTATTTCAGCAGGATTCTTACCAGCAGCTATATACTGCTTACGTACAACATCTGCTGCACGATCTCTATAATATTTATATAGAGTATCATTCTGAACACCTGGAATTCTTTCTCCTGTAACTCTTTCAAGATCTCCTTTGCTAATACCTTGATACTGATATCTAGGATCGTACTTAACTCCAAAACTCTCAACCTCAGCTTTAGTTAACTCATGAGGTTTAAGGTCTTTAAACATTGGAGATGTATAATCGTACAAAGATTCATACTTATATGGTGCAGTACGCTCCCATGTACCATTATCAACAGTACTCCAAGTAGATAGATCAACAGGTCTTCCATACTGATCTCGTAAAGCAAACTGTTCAAACCCTGGATCATACAGGCCATTAGCCTGCATGGTTCCACGATTCTTAACATATTCATCAGCAACCTTAGCTGATTGTCTAATCTGATTCAGTTTAGCAACTGGTGCTTGATTAATAAGTTTCTATATAAGAGCTCGACCTTCAGCAGATCGTGTTGGGTCTATACCCTTGTCATACATGTAGTTTATAGCGTCTCTAACAGGTTTCAATGTGTTATCGTACCAATAATCAACATCTCTTGCAATAGGGCTTGTGAAATCACCATATAGTTTATTAAACTCCTTAGTCTCCTATAAACCCTTCTCATACATATCTCTTGCAGCGTTTATAGATGCAAGCATGATCTGAGAATCATATAAATCTTGTGTGGGTAACTGTATCCACTAATCTTTTGAATATATCATCTTAACGTCATTTTAGGAGTGAAATCATAATGTACTGGTTGTTTCCACGGATATCTCAACGAGTACATATTAGCAAGTGTAGCTAGATCAAGAGGTTTTGACGATGCTTGTGCAGTAGCTTTTCGTTCCAACTCTCTGTTATAATCAGCTAACTGTTTTTGTTTATCCATATCCAACTGTTGCTGATATAGATCAAGCATGTTGTTACCTTGTCTACGTTTATACTCGTTAGCCATGTAACTATTGAGATATTCCATAAAGTTACGTAAGCCTACTTGCATACCCTGTTGTCTTGAGGCATGTGCTGCTGCGTAATTATCGTAATCTTGAGCACTAGCAGCCATCTTACGTTTAGCATAAGCATCGCCAGCATTAATCTTAGCTTGAGCAGCTTGTTGTGCTAACTGAATGTTCTGTAGCTCAATATCACTCATAGCTTTAGCATTATTAGCCATTGTACCAAGAGCTAGTGCAATTCTACCAGCACCTCTTTGTCCGCTTGTTAATCCACCAGTATTGGCAATCTGATAAGCTGCTCTACGTTCTGCATCAGCATTTGCTCTAGCTATAACGTACGGATTAATCCTAAACGAATCCATCTAATTAAGAGCAGCTTGTTCGTATGGATTACCGGCATATACATCAGATCCTTTAGGACGTTGATTCTTAGCTTGGAAATACTGACCAAGAGATAACAGTGCTCCAGTACCAGTTGGTATAATAGTATCCAACATTGTCGGACGACCATAAGCATATCCAGGTAAGCGATCTTTACCACATTTATATGACGGATAATAACTCATCATTTCTCTATCTTGTTTTTGTTCATCAGCTTTATTGTTTAAGAAGTCAACAATAGGCTTCTTTAGTTTATTGATCTCTTGTTGATTTACTTTATCTGTGTACTAACCAATAGTTCCTCTAAGTTGATTCAATTTATTGTCTGTACGCATTTCGTACTTCTTATTTATTCTCTCAAGAGCTTGTATGTATGGAGCTACTTCATCTTTGTATTTATGTCCAGTTCTAAGATTAATATTGTCTCCAAACACAACTGATTGATCTCTCAAGTTAGCTAACTGATCATCTTTATTAGGCTTACCTTTATTCACATATGTACCAGTTGCATTATCAACAGATTCTCCATCGAATATAGACTCTCCTCCACTAACTCTAGCATTTGGTTTAGCACTTGTCAATCCAATAGGACTCCATACACGTCCGGTATTTAACCCACCATTTAATCGCATACCTTTATCCTTACCTCTCTTAGCACCATATAACATCTGATTAGAAGCATCTCCATTCTCTTGTATATACTTATTTTGAAGATAATCTGACTAAGCAGATGCTTGTGCATAATTATTATTTCTATTAACCGTTTGTTGAGCATCAAACAATCTTTTACGAGCCTGTGCTTTTCTCTTACCAGAACCAAATAATCCTGTTATAAGTCCTACACCAGCTCCAACAAGACCACCTACAGCCGTACCTACACCAGGGATTACACTACCTAACGCTGCGCCAGCACCCATAGCTCCTAATGTATTGATCTTATTCTGAGAAGAAACCTTTCTCATTTGATCAGCATAATCAACATCATTCTGTTTCGTATACCCAAAGTCGCCTGTATCTACGTAAGACGATCCACTTTGCTGCATAAGGGATTGTGTACTATCTGTTGAACCAAATGCGTTTATAGAAGACCCTACGAACTGAATTGCTGGCTGTACCAAACCTCCGTACTTATTTATATTGAACGGAGTCTTATTGAATGATGCAGGAGCTTGTAGTTTAGGAGGAGTATTAACCAACTTAGGCATAGCTCCTAACAAATCAACCCTTCCATTTCCAGATGGAACAGTCATGCCTGTATATGTTGCAGGATATGGATTGTTATAATAATAATCAGCAAAACTCCTAGTATTTGGGTAATTTGTTAATCCGTATGTCATGACCAAGATATTCTATATTTAGTTATTATATACTGTATTGAAAAATTGTTATCGCCATCCGTAGTCATTTCAACGGACATTGTTTTATCTCGCATTCTATCTCCATATTCAGCATTAGCTGCTCTTGGAATTGCGTATCTATACGAATATTCTCTATTCGTTATATCATCTTTTGTTAATGTACCGGTACCAACTTTTGTCTTGAATGTTATTTTCATGTTATTACACTCATCGTTTGTCTTAGCACCAAACTCTGCATTATCAAACGTCTTTACGTAGCTACTATTATCGTTTACAACATATTTGAGAGAATGGCCAAGACTACCTCCATCCTCATTCCACTTATACATAGTGTCGTCTGTGAAGTACAAATCATTCTAGAACGATAATGCTGTTTTCATAGGTATTGTATATAAACCTGTGAATGACTATGCCAGTTCGCTATACACAACAGCGCCTATGTCTGTAACATTAAACAATATCTCATTAAACTTCTTATCATACGTAACAACAGGTTCGTTGTTAAGTGTACTAGCATTCATGAGATTCTATACCTGTTTTGCTTTAGATAACGGTGCACTTCCACTTTGAGTATATGTACACAACTCTCTTCTATCGTTATCAAACCAATATACAGCACTGTCTGATTGAGTATCTGCATATTGATCAGCCTTCATACCATTTGTTGTCAGTACGTAATCGTATCTTTGTAGTACACCCCCTGTGCCAAGTATCAACGGCATATTACTATCATCCGTCATCTATACTCGTTCGTTTACAGATAGTACACCAAATGCATTTTCTTGCCAGAACAACAGTTGATTATGAAAACTTCTTAGCTAAGTAAGCTATCCATATTTAGAATCAACATCTATATAATTAGATGCTTGGAACTTACTCCAACTATCTATACGTTCTCCGTTCTGTTTAGGTCCTGCATAAACAACCCTAGTATCAACAGTGTCCGACACTTCTTCTATAGATTGTGCAGCATATTGTTTAGCTGTAGGATCGATTGAATAAGCACTGTTATACTGATACATAGGAGTTGTTTGAGTATACTTATTCATCACGTTAGCAGGTTGTATTTGAGATAACGTTGTCTTCCAATCTCCAAGATTCCTACTAAGTTCGTGTCCATACGTATAAGCTAAGTTGATATTTGTTTCTACTGGTATTGCATAAACAACCATCATCGTCTTCATAATAAGATATTCAGGATTTGCTTGCTTATGCATACTTACGTACTCAAACGGTTGTATATAACAATCTCCATCAAAGATCACGTGCTTAGTGTTTGTATCATCCTTCTTAAAGTAGTTGCCATAACTACAGTACGTATTGAGTGATCTATCAACAGCAGAATAACCACCATAAGGAATAACATTCTTTCTTAGATTGCATAAGAATGTACCTATCAAACTCTCAGGTTTAATAACTGCCGACACTTCATCTTCTGAACTGTTTGAAAAACCTGTTATTGTATAAAGATCTTCAGAACCTTCTGGAACAGAGAACGTATTGCTGTTTACAGCACCTGACGTTCCAAATGTATCAAATAAAATCTGTGTTTCAGGATTAGGAACAGTTTTATCATACGATACATTGTCTAAATAACTATCGTACGGATCTATCTGTAACAGCATACATGATCCTCCAGGACCGTATAACTAGCAATCTCGTACGAAGTTATCGCCATCTTTAGCTTCAATGTTTTGAGAGAATCCACCACCAGATACATAGTTGCAATAGTTTGTATTACCAATCGCATCTATCTTATCGTTAAACGATTTAGTCCAGTTTGCAGTATCCTTAACTCGTGATGCATAATCATCCCAACTAAACTCCTTTGGTATAACGGAATCTTTTACAGCAAACTTAAGGCCGTTGTTAATCCTTCTATATACAGGTACATACCCAACTGCTTCATCACCTTTAATATATCCAGCTTGTCCGATATGATTTGCGTTATGTACACGTGACCAAACATAAGAATATTGCTCATACAGCTTTACATACATGTACGTTGCATCTCGTACTGTTTGGAATCCACCATCAGTAACATTGCCTTCATTTCCGTAAGACATTACGAATGATACACCTCTGGTAAGAGTACCATCTGAATTTATATATATGTTTCCACGTGATGGAGTTACACCTGTATATTGATTATGATTACCATTTGAGTCTGTACTAATATCGTCCTTACCAGCTTCTGTTAAACCATAACCATCTTCTCTAGATAACTCAAATGATGATCTAAACTTATATAATGAGTTTACAATATCAACACCATCATTCTTACAACAAAGCGTTGGAAACAACACATTAGATTTAGCTTTGTCTCTAGTTAGAGTCTTATATACAGCACTTTGTCCATCATCAGATTGTACGAATGTATCGTAGCCACAAGCAAATCTACCATTACCAGCAGATGGATATATACCACGATATTTCTTACCTTCGTACGTAAGACTTGTTTTATATTGATTATATGTGTCTCCAAGTGTTGTAGAGCTTGCTCCAAATATATATTTCACAGGATTTAATGATAAAGACACGTTATTATCAAAATCCTTCATGGATCCTTTCAGATAAGATACTTCTGGAGATATGAACTGATATATTGTGTTGTTTTCAAAATTATCAGCTTCCCAACCAGAGCTATCTGCATTACTATGTACTCTAGCATATGCATCATTACCAGTCCAATACCTGTTTGTTGTTATGAATCCACTTGGTGTATATACTATAGATCCAGCTGTAGTAGGTCTTGATGCAAGTCCTGGTGAATATTGTTCAGCAATAGGTCTTGATATAACTCCTTGAGATATTGTTGCTATATCAGACTCTTTACGTTGACATCTAACAATCTCATATCCAACACAATCTTCTGGTAGATTACGTACATCAAACTCAATACCAAGAGGTTTAACAATAAGATCTTCTGCAAAATCTTCTTTCTTACTACCACGAGCATGGAATGTTTCACATCCACCCCATGTTATATTAGGAGTACGTATATCAGCAATCCATTTAACATTAGATGCAGATCCGTTCTTATGGTATAGTACAATACCATATCTGTATAATTCATCTCGTCTCAACGATCTGAATAACATAGATGTCTTTGCATCAGAATACGATAAACTTGAACTAACGCTAACATATTCAGATGTATCATACTGTGCTTCCTCAGAACTATTATCGTTACGATATTTTAAATATTTGCATACAACAGGTTTTGTAACATCTATGCTCCTACTAGTATTCTTGTCGATGCATATGGAACTTGTACCAAGACGATCATTTCCATATCGACCAGTTGCTAATACAGACACATTCGCATCTCCAACTAATGATGCTGTTACGAATCTCCAAGATATATTAACACCAGTACCACCATAATACTTATCTATGTCGTATCTACAATAAGAACCATCCTCATCTATGAAGTTATTCCTATCATCAAGAGGCTCTGTTGACATATCGTTGTACTTATTGAAACAATCTCCAGTTGGTTTGACAGTATCGTACGTAGAGCTTGTTACATTAACCCTGTTTACACCAGATGCATCGTATAAATAAGCAATTCCACGAGGATTGAATGAATATGCTCGTGCATCATAATCTTCGAACAAATCATGTTGTTGCTCTTTGATATTACCTGCAAACAAATAATCGTTCTTAGACTCAATGATCTTCGGAATAATGTGATTTCCAGATACACTATTATATTCCTCTAATGTTAGTGTACCAAGAGCTTTCTGACCAGAATCTATAAACTTCACACTATTACCAGTACGCTTACCATCGTATATGAGCTCTATTAACGGAAGTTGTCCTTGTACCTGGTATGATATTCTGTATATAAGTATGTGATCAAATTTATTAGGAATAGGATCATCTAAATTACAGGTTATTGATACTCCGCATCCTGTTGCATAATCACTCTTAGCTCCTTTTAATGAGTTTCCAGATACAGGTTTTTCTGGAATCTAAAGTTGTCTTGTTGGTATAGACATCTCTGTTCCAGGACCATACAATCCATACAATCTATATGCGTACGATACACATCCTGATTTAAGAGATCCAGATGTAAACCCGTTGATAATAGGTTTATTTAACACAACAGATGAGTATATCGCAACTTCACCTATATTAACAGGGACTACTTCTTTTTTAGGGAGTAAGTCTATAATCATCAATGGATGTACTCCATCTGCGATATATAACTTACATATCTTGTTTGTTTCGTATAATCCTAATACGCTAGGTTTATCTGAGCCAATCTCTTCTTTACACAAGAAGACTGTTTTTAGCTAAATCGGTTTATTGTTGTCAAATGTCTTAACACACCATTTTGACTCGTCATCATTAGGCGTTTTCTATACAATAACACCTAAATTACGTACAACAGTTGTTGCAATAACGTTTGGCAATAAGCCTTTGAGTACAGGCTTAAATCCTTGTACCGCATGTAATTCTCCGCCACTAGACTGAGTGTCTGTTACAAACCTCAAGTTCTTAGCCATGCGGTATCTATTCTTATCAATAAACATGTCTGAAGTATCAGTATCCATACCACCAGAAAACATGTTTACCTATTGAGTATTTGTATTAGTCATAATAGCTATCGTTATAAGTTAATTCTCTATCGCCAGTGGGTTTGAAGAAATAATCGTCTGCATCAATATCTGGTATCAATCTTAGCCAATCATTTTTAATTGATCTAAGATCATCTTGTGTTGGCATCATAGCTTCAGCATAAGCTTGTTCTCTATAATAAGCCCACTGTTGCTGTATATGAGTATAAGCCACTCTGTTATCGTAAACACTACGACCTCCAAGCTTACCCTTCATGAACTTAGGGAATGCCAACTTCATCATTACGTACCAATAAACAGCTTCTTGATATGCTGCATTGTCTGGTATAAGAGGATATCCACGTTCGTCTGTTGCAATAGATTTATACACAAGTTTGATAAAACCATCTCTCTTATTACTTACAATCCATCCTGGTTTAATAAAGTACGTAGGTTCAGTCTATATATTACGTGCCAACTGATGAAATGCTTTATGACCATTCATAGTCAGCAGTTGAGATTGAGATGTTATAAGCTTATGTGCAGGAGCCTGATGTTCAGGAGCAACTCGTATCTTATCAGGTATTGTCTTATTCGCATTGTCATGCGGAATATACACATATTCAGGTTTATGTACAATACCGTGTTTAAACCGGTGTATATCCGAAGTATCTTTTCTAGCAGGTATCCACGGACCATTAGGTGTGTTAGAATATGCTACAGTATCTAAATGGATAAGATCATCAGGGATTGGCACTTGGTAATCTATAAGCTTGAGTAACGGCTCATCTACACCAGACTCTTTTCTAATATACTACATTGGAGCACCAATCTTCTCAATAGCCTCAAAGATCCATTCTCGTATATCTGATATTCTATTACGAACCTCTGATGCGTCAGAATCAGCCATTATCTTAGCTATGACAGATTCACATTTTACATATTTGTATATCATTGATGTTTAAATAATCGTGTTTGTTAAATATTAGTTGAGCTAATTTACGCTTGTTAGCACGTACAAGACATAGTTGATATTTATATCTATCAGCAAACGTCATAGGGACTTTAGACCAATGAAGTCTATATTTATATCCGTTACTGTGTTCATTCAAATGGTATATCACCTTGCCATACTCTCTGGTTAGTTTATAATCTATACTCAGAGATTTAGAATTATAGTTCTTAGGTTGATACTTACCAACTTGAATATAACCTAGTCCACAAGGCATTTTAAAGCCTTCTGAGCGATCTAAAACAGCTTCTGCTATAATCTAACTCATTCTGTCTAAAATGCGCTTATAGAGCTTGTAATCGACCTTATATGGGCTATTAGCTTTATAATGCTTGTACATGCTGTGATACGTATGTGAATCAGTTTTATTTCTCATTATCTTGAGGTCCTGGTTTCTTTATACTACTCAACGTTGCATTATTACTATCATCACTAGGCATCTCAATCATTAAACCAAGCTCATATTTCATAATATTCTACTTGATCAATGGAACCATCCACGATGGTATCTTAATATCTGATTCATCCATATTATCAGAATCCTCATCGTCATCAATGGTGTCAAAGATAGCTTCAACCCATATGTATTTAAGCTTACCTTTATCAGCAGTGCCTTCTATGTAAACATGACCGTCATCTTTATAATAACCAGTCATTTCTCCAAATGTGTATTTTCTAAAGTATTGATAGTGTCTACGAGTATGACTCATATATTGAATAATCTCTCCTTGCTGATCATATATAGCAAGAATACTATTCTCATCATTATCGTAGATATTCTCTAGAGCATCTTTAGTTCTTTTGAGAAATGTGGGTTTATCACTTAAAGATTGAACATCCTCTAACTCAAGAGGGCCTTTCTCTCGTATATACAGGCTATCGATTAGCTTTACTACATCGTCATCGTCTAGCAGACCAGCTTTCTATTTATCAAACCTGTCTTTGATTATAGCAGCCTTATATGTACGAACCCATAATGCTATCTAAGCTCTTGATAAATCCTCACTCTCACTAATATTATTATTCCTGACTAACAATAGGATGTCGTCAATAATCTCTTTAAGTGAAGTATATGTCATTTTACTAAGCGTTTATTATACGAACATCTTTATTGTCTATAAGATCATTCGTGTTTATTATCTTATACTTGTACTTAGTTACTTTCTTCCAATCAAGAGTAAATAATCTCTAGAAGAAGTTCTTTTTGTTTTTGTATTCCTTACGTTTATATATGTACAAGTATTGTGTATTATCTAACTTAAGTCTCACCTATACCGTATCTCTACCTATAGTGTAGTGTACGGATGTCTAAGGGTTATATAGTATAGAGTCTGTATATACTGTATCTTTTAGTATAGTCACCAGATCTCTAATAGTATCTCTCTCAACAACCCTCTCCACCCCCTTGTCGAGGGTAACGTCTATTTGCTCATGGTTGGTTGCACCAGTTATGATATTTTTAGACTTGATATCATTCTCTTTAGCTACACGATCCATCTCAACCAATAATGAATCTTTAGACTGTCCAAGCTTCTTCATATCAAGTGTTAAGACATTGTTAGCCTATTGGGAACCACTAAGCATTCCCTAATAGGCTTCAATGTTATTCTAGGCCTCTATAAGCTCTTCTGAGAGCATTTTATTCTTATTGTGAGTAATTACACCAAATGCTGTTAGAAATGCGATTAGAGAGCCTACAAGAGCGTTATAGACGATCTTCTTGTGGCTCATCAGCCACTTCAGTATCGTTGTCCACATTCTTAAGATCATTTAATATAGTATGTCGAATCTTCATGCCCATCTATTCAGTCTTATGTCGTACATACAAACCTACTCCAAATATACCACCAGTTAAGGTGAAACATTCTCCGATGAATCCTAAGATTTCTCCTGTTACTGTATTATTTCTAATAAACGACGCAAAGCCCATTGCTATGCCAGCTAAGAACGAAGCCACAGCAGTAGAATATTGCGTCACATCTTTCCAATTGTTCATCATTGTATGGTGAGATGCACTTTACCTTGTTTACAAGCGTTCCTTATGATAGGATACAACTTATTAACAGTGGCTCTTGAGTTTAATACCATACCTTTCTTTTTGTTTTCTCCGACTAATATACAACCTTCAGTATCTTTAGATGTATTGCCTGAGTGTATCAAAATACCTTCAAATGAAGGTACGTTCAACAATCTAGGAGTGAATCGTTTGTATTTAGGAGAATATACCCAAACAACCTCATAAGTACCATACGGAATAGCTGTTTGTCCTTTAATCTTAACCTCACCGTTATCGAAAACACCATTCTTATTTGCATCACGATTAGTGTCTTCTAATGTATCACATATATATTTACCGTCAATATACATATGACCGATTGTGTACGTTGGTTTTAGTGCAACCCTTTTTATTAAAATGTTTAAATTACTCTCCTTCATACCAACCAAGTTCATCACTAAGATCTACATTAACAACAGTGTTGTCAGACCTAGACAACTCAATGTTATTATTCTACTTGTTATACACACCAGACTGTATGTACTTGTCTTCAGTAGTCACATTAGTAGATGGTTGCAGTTGAATATCAAACGTCTTTTCGATATTCTCTTTATTTTCATCAACAATATTGGAAACAATCTTTACTCGTAATGTAGCAGGAGTTGTGTTAGCACCATTGTTTGATATAACGATCTAATTCGATATATCTCCAACTTCGTTGATTGTAACATAATTACCATAATGAGGGTCATAGGTCTCACCATTCTGTGTTTTAAAATAAACACCATCTACAACAAACTGTGCAGCGTTGTGTATTTTACCACCAATCTTATAATTAGAAACAATATCGCCAGTTTCTAAAAGTACAGACGGATTTATTATAGCAGACGTTCTTGCAGGAATTGATATAGAACTATTCGTTCCAAGTGTTACAGCTGTTGCATAATTATGTACCTTTATCTTAATAGACGCTGATACAGAACTATTGTCATACGATGTTGCTGTTATAGTACCATACGTATCTCCAGCAGCAGGGTTGGGAAGTTGTGTTGCACGAACCATGACTCCTGCTGGACTAAGTGCAACTGTCTCAACACTATTACCACTAGTCGTACATGTAACTTGCTTATTGGTAGCATTGGACGGAGTAAATACAGTACTTATGAGTTGAGTTTCTCCAACAGTCATTTCTGTTGAACCACTAAGCTCAAGGCCCTGAACACCAACTTCAGAAGCTGCTCCAATCTCTATAGTTACATCGGAATTAGTACCAGTTGAATCATCTACGAGTCTAAATATGTTATTATAATCCATTGTGATAGTTCTTAAATTGTCCAAACCATAACCAGGTTGATATATGCGAGCTACCACTACGATCTTATATACGCCACAATACAACTGGCTATTTGCAGGAAAATATGCATCAACTTGATCTTTATATTCTGTAGCTTGAACAGGAGCAATGAACTCCGTATCATTAGTACAGTTATTAACAGGATATATATGACTCCAATCAGGATGAAGTCCAAATCCATGATAAAAATAATGGCAATGATGCTCCGGATATGCATAATATCTTGGAAGACCTGCAAGATTTAAATCGTAAGCAGAAGGCTCAAATGCGGGGTGATGTGGTTCGCATGGAAAACGGCTGATGAACTTAGTGCAGTTCGCTATCTTGTCAGCCTTCTCTTTTTCGCGAGATGTGTTTATTATATATACTTTAATAGACTTGATATTGATCGTATCAACACCCTTCATATTAAGCAGATTAATACGCAATCGTATATCATTGCCTATACGAATTCTTTTGATGTTATCAAGCTATGTATCTTGATTTAATATATTATTATTCATACGAACTGATATAAAAAAAGGTAGGGTAGAGAAGACCTCTACTCTACCTTTATTGTTACTATTAAGGTTTGGCGTCTGTAAGAGCCTCAGGAGTTACACCGAAAATACCAGCAAGAGCTTCAAGATCACCCTGTGCATACACATTAAGTGTCTGCTGCGTATAACGAGTAATATCATCAGCTGCACGGTACGGAGTGCGGAACTCAATCGTAAGCATGTTGTACTTACCGTCATTCTGTGCTTCGAGCTCGGGGCGAATGATCGGCCATGTGCAACAACCCTGGTTCAGGATACCCTGATAACCCATTGCTTTGGACTCCTCATCACGTACAAGCTTACCCATTGCGGGATACTGCTTACCCTCAGTCTTTGAGATAACAACACCTTTCGGGAAGTGCTTGTTCTTGCTCTCCCAACCATCGGCAGCAGGATCCGTATAATACGTATTAGCCGTGAAACGAACCTTACCAGCCCAGTTGATTGTGTTAGAAGCATTGTCGTCATCGTAAGGAAGTGCTACGAGCGTAACAACACCAGCGGCATCAGAAGCCTGTACACGAGCGCGCTTCCACTGAGCGTTGATCATATTAGCAATGTTCTTAGCGATCGTCTCAGCAGTATCGTCAACCTCAGTTACGTACTCATAAGACTCAGTCCACTTACGATAACGAGTGGGCAGATCCTTAAACGTGAGACGAACGATCAAACGCTTGCCACCCTCTGCAAACTTAGCAAGAGTCGTAGCATCGATCTTTGAGAAATCGATCGTAACCGTATCCTCAGTCTCAGCATCACCAGTGGGATAAACGCTAGCATTAACGCTCTTAATGGCGTCCATAGCAATAACGTTGGACCACTTTACGATCGGAAGATACTTAATATCCTTCGGACCACGACGAACAGTGTTCTTGTTTGTAACAAGACCAATCTTAATACGATCAGCCTTCTTAGCATCAGCTGCGGTTACGAACGTACCCTTGTCCATATCCATGATGACAAACTTGCCATAATCAGCAGATACGGCGTTCATGCTATCACAAGCAGCAGGAGCTGCAGTAGCAATATTCTCGGCTTTGAGATTAGATACCAAAACCGTATTTACAAATGTAATCATATTATTTAATTTCTTCTACTCCCCCTAAATAATAATACTAGACCTAACTAGCTGGGGTTTCCACGTTAAAATTATTCTTGAGTATTCACTTCATTAGATAATGTCTGATAGCGTTGGTCAGATTTGTTTTCTATATACATCTGAGCAGCAGTTTTGATAATCTCAGGCATTATTATCTCTGGAAACTCTGAATACTCACTAAGCGGTTTTTCCAAAGATATTTTATTAGGATTGCGTAGATAACCTAATCTATATTTTAGTATTTTGTACTTACCATCTGTTAACAAGTCACAACCTTGTGATCCATCAACCATTGTACGTATTCTCAAAGGTCTTGCTTTATAATGACGATAATGAAAATCTGTCAATGAGTTTGTTACACGATACATAAAACTATCTGCTGTACATTCAAATACAGAAGTCATTGTTTTATGATCACCAGACAGATCTGAAATCATAACATCTTCATTTAAAGCAAACATAAAATCGTTTGGATACTGCACATGATAAGTTACATAATTAGGTCGTATACCATGAATATCTTGCTCAACAGGAAGTTCTTTATCAACCAACAAGTTAATTAGATCTTTTGATCTTTTCTCAGTCTGTTCATAAGATGTGAGATGTGGAAGGTTTCCGTTAAATCTTGTTTTTACGAATTTGGAAACAGCTTGATTAAGCCAGTACAACGAATCATCTGTTGTTGGTTTATCCAAACTATTATCCAGCTTATTGATTTCACGCTCAAAACCGATCAATATATCAATGTTTCTCATTTACCTCCTCCTTTCGTTCATCTTTCTTATTATCATCCTGTTTTCTATTAGATCCAGGATATTTATATGTGAGATATAGATTAACAGCACCAGAAACAAGATCCTCAAAACAATCTATAGGTAATTCACAAGCATCGTCATCGTCATCTATTCCGAACCTATTTGGCTGTTTAATATATGTAAGACTAACCTTTATAATATTGGTATATACGTCATGTATAAGCTGTAACACAGGTTTATCATCTGACGTTGATAAAACTACTATTGGGTTTCTAATAATCTTATTCGTGTCGTACGCAGATTCTATAACTTTATGTACGTTATTTTGATCAATCAATACGTTTGGAATACTGTAACCACTTTTATTGTTATACGCAATATCAGCAGACGATGTAGATCTGACATACATATAATAATCATCGGGTAAGTTATACATTATATACCTTCCATCATAAGTGGTATCTGTGATAGATGATTTTGTTAGAATCTTATTGGACAATAGCGGTTTTAACTGATCGGATATTCGTATCGATGTATTAGTACCTATAGGGACCTGATCTTCAGCTGTATACAACTATTTTACATAAAGTTGTTGATACTCATTGAGATAAGCATATATGTCATCAGTATCAATCTTGTTGATCTAAATAAGGGTTGGATCCATTGTCTAGAGCCTGCGTTCGAACTCTATTCCAAGCATTCTCGTTTGTTTCTTCGTCATGACTCTAGTGCTTTAGTGTTCAACTTTGTTTGTAATCTTGGAGATTCAACAGTCTCTAAAGACATTATAATAGCAAGACTTATTAGCTCTTCAACCATAGTATCATTCAACGCAAACTGAGTATCATCAAATGTTTTTCCATCTATATGATCTACGAATTTATCTGGCTATTTGATATACGTAAGTTGTAGATCTCCGACATTTTTATGAGAATAATCATCGTATAAAACAATTAGATTATCTCCTTCTATATAACAAACACTGTTCTTTATCCACGGTCTATTTGTCGCAGTATGCATGAAATTCTTAGCAATCTCATGGTTAACAAGATTTGTTGTTACAAGTTTACCATCAAGCAAAACAAGAGCTGTTAGAAAGTATAAAATGTTAGTTAATTTATACGTTGCAGCATTATTTATAAGTACAGCATTATCTGTACTTTTCTAAATAGTCTTAGAAGCAACAAGGTTTCTAACATCTTCAATGGCTTTAATATCTCCTTCAAAAGGAACTCTCTGTTGATTTCCTGTTAACTTTTGAGCAATAAGTGCAAGATAAGCTTTATCTAATATAGTAGCAATCTCGTATGTTGTTAGCGACGGATATGACGAAGTAACATTCTCTTTGTCATATTCAATCATGTATTTTTTATGTATGTCCTTATACGTCATATTTGTCGTGTATTAAGATTACTTATTCTTAATCTCGTTTATGATAGAAAGCTTAAGGTCTTGATTCTTCTTATTATCAAGATATGCAACAGTGTCTGCAAGTGAGTCAGCAATCATCTCAGTACCATAATAATACTGTGTACGTTCCTTACGGAGCACACCCTTAGCTACAGCCTCTTCGATGATAAACTCAGTATCCTTCTTCTTGTTATTAACCCACTTATTCAAATACTGATCGCTCTTCTTGTCAACAATATCAAACATTGTTGATTCTACAAGCTGATTAGACATGTTATCTGAACGAATACCAAACAGTCTAAGACACTTACGCATATCGTCCATAGACATTGTATCATACGCTTTAATAGCATCTCTACGTACTTTATTAGCCTTATTCTTCTGTTCAGCTTCAGCCTCACTATTGATTAGCAAATAATCCTTACCGGCGGTTAGTTTATCAAGAGACGTTGCAACACGTTTATGATTACTAAGAAATTTAATCTGCATAGCTTGTGTGGGGAACTGATCATCGAGCAGCAATCCTCTAGCACCAACCTTTACACAAAACGTTGTCCAATAATCACTTGTCTTAGACAATTTACCTTCCGGAAGACCCATAGCTTCCTCAAAATATTTTTCATCTTCAGGAGTCAATCCTGTATATATCGACCCAGATCTAGTATAGTAAGGAGCAATGTAATCAAAGCAATGCTTGTACTTCAACAAACCAGCCCAGGGATTTTTCTTTTTAATCTTTAATTCAACTACCATAATATTAAATTAGTGTTGTCACCTATAATAGATGTGTATATATAAAATCGCGAGTGTCTCATTAAGACACGAGCGATTTTTTATATATACATCTATTACGAGCCCCGAGGCTTGTTATTTCAACCGTTAGGTTGAAATCAAGCCGAGGTCGAGGCTTGTTATTTCTTAGGCACCTTTCTTGATACCGCCGTTATTCGTGTGCTCAGAGTCCTCAGCATCGCAATACAGGATACCGCAAGACAGCGGGTTACGGAGCATAATACCCTCCTCACCGAGGAAGTGTACCTGATAACCATCACGGCTATTAGAACGCAACGTGTTGATGCTGTTAGAATAACCACTCGGAATCACAGAACCACCAGTACACCACTGTACGAACTCACGACCCTTACGGCAAACCTTAACGATATTCGGCTGACCATCACGGTTACCAAGATCAACAAACAGGAACGTATAAGACATCAGCGGTTTACCCGTGAGCGGGTGCAACTGACGGAACAGCTCCATATTATCGAACATTGCACAACGCTTAAGCGTGAGCTCAATGCCGTTGGTCATCTTGTAGGTCGTAAACTGACCACCAAGAACGAGATCCTGACCAGAACCAGTTACAAAGTGCGTATCAATCATATTGAAAGAAGCAACTTTCTCCTTCAAAATACGATCGAACTCTCTAATCGTTTATGTTAATTCAGTTCGCTAAACTGAATCTCTTTCGAGCTCTCACTTTCATGAGAGACCAGACTATATCTTCATCCAATTTGGATGTCTACCATTTCGGACTCGCTTAAATCCTACTCCACAGGGGGATAGTCGTTGAACATTACATTTACACTTCTATGTAGTTATTTTATAACCTTTCATAGAACCACTTGGGATAACCATGTCTTTATTACCATATCTTTGTATCATCGTACACAGACACGACTTCTTAATATTAAATACTCTACTGGCATTTTCTAGTCCCAATAGAGTAAAAGAATCACCACCTTTATTGAATGTAACAAGTGTCTTAACAACACGTGCTAAACCATTGTCACAAGCTCGTTTTTTATTTTCTTCTCTCGTACACCATTCAAGATTAGTGATACTATTATTGAGCTTATTTCCATCTAAATGATCAATAGTTTCGTAATGATTAGGGTTTTGAATATATTGATCAGCTAACACTTGATGAACAAGTCTTCTCTTCCAATCAACATTGTATCTCATATATCCATGTTTAACCGTAGTAGATACAAATTTTCCAGATTTAGTATTAAACAAAGTTCCGTTTTTGTTTATAAGGTAACCATCATGATCTTTTACTTGATCAAATTTTGTTAAATCTAAATCACAAAACGTTGAATCAATCAACTTCTAAACAGGAATATTGTACTCTTTATTGTTCATGCCAACTAGTGCAACTTTATTGTGTATAACTTTTACTAGTTTTTTAGCATGCCTATCGTAAACATTACCATCAATATATAAGATGTATCTATATTCAAAACCTCTACATGGTTTATGTAAAGTCTTTGCTGCTGATTTTCTATCGAACATCTATGTATTCGTCATAATATTTTTAATCTAAGTTAATTATTTTAATAGAGTTTCCAGCAATTAAGTAGATTTGCTACATGATGTTTCCATCACGAGGGGCTAGAAATTAACCCATCTCTCCAGTAAGAGCCATAAACTTACGCTCCTGAGTACCAAGCATGTTGTAGCAAAGATCAAACAGATAATCCTCAAGCAACTCAGCAGTGAGAGTCGTATAATAACGTACATTAGCGGGAGCAATCTGCTCGAACAGACCAGCAGATACAGCAACAGGACGTCCATTAGTACCCTTAAGGTTATACGTACCATCAGAGTTACGGTTAGACTTACCGAACAGAAGAGCCTTCTCCTCACGCTTCTTCCACTCACGAAGAGCGAGCCAATACTGATAATCAGACCACAGATAAGATGTCTTACCACTCTCAGGATCCTTCAATGCAATAGCTAACACTGTGCTATAAGCATCGCCCGTGATGTCATAACCAAGACGAAGCGTCATGAGGTTATTACGCATCTTAAACGGGGTCTGATAGTTGATGATATCCTCCTCATCACTGTACTCCTCGTATGCAGAAGCCATACGGCTAACCTGACGACCAGGAAGCAAGTACTCACCGGGAATGTAAGAACCAGAGAAACCATCAACAACGTAGCACTCGTATACCCAAGCACTACCATCCTGATAAGGCTGACCGCTTACACGAACCTGGAAATTATAGTTGTCAAAAGAAAGAATAGCACCAGGACCGAAGAACTTCTCTTCAAGTGCGATATAAATCGGAGCACCGTTAAGACCAGCAGTTGCATCAGCAAAATTAGCTGAAGTAATCTCCTGACCGTTAGCCTTAGCCCAACGAATATTTACTGCATGATCAGCATCGATCATAACAGACCACTCATACTCACGATTCTCAATGATCATTGTTTTACCAAGACCACCGGTGATCAAGTCGATTGCTGTAGAAACACCATCATCCTTGGTACCAAAGACAAGTGAAAGCAGACCTGATACCTCATGAGGCTTAGTCAGCAATGCGTTAGAAATCATATTCTCATCAACAAGATCGCTGAAACGACGTCCGCGATAAAGCTGAAGGTTGTTTAACAAACCGTTATTCATAAAATTTTATTAATAATCTTTCTCATCACAGGAACTTTGACGCAATATCCCATGCCTGAGGTTGTTTACCATCATCGATAGTTCTACTGCTATGATTACGAGAACTATCTCTTAACATATTTCTAAGTTTCTGCGCTGCGGATGTCTGTCCATCCCGCTGTGCTTCATTGATGAGAGAATCGCCTTTCATTGTGAAATAAGCCGATTCAATAAGATTCTTAGACAAGTTCTTGCTGAAGTCTTTTTGATATTGAGTTACTCCATTAGCATCCTGTCGGAAGATATAATCGAACAATGCTTTACGATCTTCTTTAGGAACAGCTACGCCTCTAATAGTACCCAAACTATCAATCTGAGTTCTAACGTCTGTGAAAAACTTTTGAGCGTCCTACTCCTGCTGTTGACGATAAGCCTCTTGCTCTTTCTGAAGCTGTTCAGCCTGTTGTTTCTTAATCTCCTTAAGACGATCAACTGCATCCTCTGCTTCATCGTACAACATATCAGCATCTTCAAATCGTTCAATTCTCTTATTGATGCGATCATCAGAATAACCATCGAGCTTAAGAAGCTCTCTGACCACTCTTTTTTGATTACTCTCATCATCCAAATCAATATCATCGAGATTCAACGAATCACGCTGTACTCCATAGAAATCCTCAAACTTACCACCGTTCTTAACATAATCGTCAAGCTTAGCAATTCGTTCATCAGCGTACTGAGGCTTACTATTCTCTTTTACAATATTACCAAGAGATGTCGTAAGATCATCAACTGTTAAAGGTTTTCTATCTCCGTCGATATCGTTTGGATTATAACCAAGTGATTCAACAATGGCGTCAAATAGCGCTGTGACCTGTTCTGCTTCAGCAACATCCTCTGCTGAAGGCTCATTGTCATTGTTATTAGTATTAATGTCACCCGCTGGAACATTGTTGCCACTAGGTATATTACCTTGCGATGATGTATCGTCTGACTTTCCATTCATACGATCCATCACATCCTGCGGAATATCTGAATTATCATCCGCGTTATTGCCATCCTAAGACACAGGGTCTTGTGCATTCTTACTATCAGCATCCAGTACTCTAGTATCCATATTAGTACGTCCTGACGCAGTGTCAGGTTCACTGAAGATGCTCAACACATCATTCAATGCTGCTGTCTCTTTTGTTTGTTTTTCTGCCATAAATATATTTATGTTATTGATTTCAGTTCAATATAACTGTTTATAATAATCCGTTCATTGGAACTTCTCCAGGAATCCACGGCTGATCATTGATCAAACTTGCATATAAATTCTCTATTGGAGGTAAAGCGAACTATGATGTTTGCTGCACAGGCTCTTCCTACACAGGCTGCACAGGAGGTTCTTGATAAGACGTAGGCTATCCAAAACCCATTTGTTTGCTCATATAATCAGGCATTAGATTTATCACAGGTTTCAACACAGGTTGTTGTGTTTGCATAGGCAATGGTTTATTAGCCTTATTCCTACTTGCAGCATAAGCTGCTGCAGCAGATCCAACACTAGTAGAACCTTTCAAGCCTGATGTATATTGCAACACAGGAGCTTCGTAATAACCAAGACTCTTCAATGCTGTACTATATTCATCGATATTACGAGCTTTCAATGCCTTTGCATATCTACGATTCATCATTGGGAGCCAGTAATCAACGAACGCCTAATCATTCTTATACGATTGATATTGTGCCTTTCCTGGTATACGTACACCACCATAGTTGTTATACTTTCGTGCAACGTTTGATGTTCCGTTTGCTGATTCAAAAGCTAATTGGCGCATGAGATAATCAAATGCTCTGTCTGAGTAAATACCCATCTACTGCATCTTATCATAAACCAACGGGCCCATTCTATCAACAAACTGTTTAGATGTCGGATTCGCTCTTGATTTGCCTTTTCTATATTCTGGTAAGTAATTAATAATCATAGTTCTACAAATCTGCTTCAGCTTCTTCCTTCCACTTATTAGCTAGATATTCTATCTTAGCTAGTTCTGAATCCAGCTAACGATCAGACTAAGTCTTATTAGTCAACGGTTTTCCAACCATATCCCAATAAGACTCACCTGTTTGTCGTTGTCTTCGTAGAAGTTCAGAAGGTTTTATATAATCCTTGTTCATCGTTCACCCACAACTTTGTTTTTCAATGCTGTTTTAGCCTTAAGCTCTTCTCTCTACATCGCAGCTTCGTCTTTCTACTTCTAAAGCTCAGTTTCATGTTTCATCTGCTCTTTAGCAAGATTGATCTTCTTATCTTCAATCTCTTTCTTTTGACGAGCTTCATATCGTTTAGTATATGCTTCAGAATCAATCTTACGTTGCTGTGTAGCATCCTTAGCAATCTCCATAGGATCAGGAATACCGTTCATATTGATATCCTTATTCTCAGTACCTCTATACGTACTGATTTCAGCCACAGCAATCTTGGTTTGATTATCAGCATCAATCTTGTATCTTTGAAGATCCATCTCAGCTTCTTTAAGCATAAGCTCTTGTTCTTTAGCCTCATTCTGCATCTGTTGAAGTTGCATTGCTTGCTGTTGTTGAGCTTCTTGTTGTTGCTGAAGAAGTTGATCTTGACGATCTTGCATATCTTTAAGCTTCTGTTTGATAATGTTGAAATTATCATTCGTAAGAACCTCTGCTGCTTCTAACAAGCTTGCTCCATTTTGCATTGCAGGTTGAATAAGCTGTTGAAGTTTTGCTATGTTCTCAGCATCCTTAGATGTGTCACTAACGAATACATCCATATCTTCATAATAGAATTGTTTTGTTATTGCTAAGAATGCTCTTTCTCCATTATCAAATACGTATTGAAGCTTTTTCTTACCAGACTCTTCCCAGACACCTTTTGCTGTATTAAGAAGCATTGTTAACACGTGCTTCTTACATTGGTTGTGTACCCAGAACAAGGGTTCTGTGATATGAGATGATTGTAATACAGATCGTTCTACGTTTCCAACAAGTTCTGATGTGCTAATAGCTCCTTGACGTTGCTCTGTGATACCAGTGATTGTTCCAGCTAATTGTTCAATCTTATCCATAAGTTGAATATACTCAGCAATAACATTACTCATCGTAAGATCAAGTGATGTTATTTGATTAAACGTGGCTGGTTTACCACCCTCTCTGCCAGGAATACCCCATTGATTTTCATAAGGATTTATGAAGTTTACACCAACGCTTGATAAATAATGCATCCATCGATCTGGTGTAATATTCATAGATTTAGGTATCTACGTAATATCCATATTGATAACCTTACCTTTATCCCTAGCTATTGCTAATTCAAGTCTATACCACAATACAATGTACATATACTGCAAAGGCTTGAGGATGCTTACAAGGGATCTTGGCTTACTGTTGGTGTTACTATATATAGCACCACAATAAGGTAACTTCTGACTATCTGGTTGATCAATGCTTATGTGTTGATAAGCAACCGGCTGTATACCAAAATACAAATCTGATCCAGCTCTATATCCTTCCCATACTTCAACAATCCAATCCTCATCAATACCTATCTCTGTTCCAACAGGTTTATAGAATTCGTCTACGATTTCAATCTGAGCATCTCCGTTTTCATCTTGAAACGTAACATACTTGATCTTCTTAAATGATTTCCAACAACAATGCCATACGTTAATATTATGCCTTGTTTTCTAATCAAAAACAGGGTTGTCGTATATATGCATTTGTATATGATTGAAATTATCAACAGGGTCTTTCTCACCAAGATCGTTTGATGGACGACCTGTTAACATTTCATTTAGCTTATCTAGATCTTTCTCAGATAACTTATCGTGATATCTATCGTATACTTCAGCTACAGGAAGTCTCATCTTCCTACAACACCATGACGCATCTTCTATAAACTCAAGGTCTGGTGACTGATCGAATGAAAAATATACAGGATTCACACGTTCCATGTAAGGATCTCCGTTTTGTACACCAACATAGTATACCTCTTGTCCTGCTATCAAACCATCTTTCCAACCCTTGATGAATTCATTGTCTATACCACACTTCTCGCGTATATACATCAGAGAATGATAGGCTGTGTTCTCTATAACATCTTTGTAGTCCCTACGCATATATTTACCAATCTCTTCAGGAGGCATTATTTCACCATTCTAAAGCTGTTGTTGGAACTATTGTTGCTCTTCAGGACTCATTCTAGCCATGATAGCACTCATCATATATTGAATGAGCATCTCTTTCTCTTGATCCATAAGATCAGATGTCGCATCCTGTGATGTACGTACAACTCTGAAATTAAACGGCCTCTTTGTCTCTTCACCTATAAGGAGGTCTACCTTAGGCCTAATTATGTTGAAGTCTTGTGGTGTAGCAGGAAATCCATCAGATACCTTAAAGGGGTTGGTTATACGTTTAAAGTCTTTCTCGTCAAAGATACTATTATATAGATCATAATATGTTTGAAGCTCACTGAATCGAGTCTTCTACATTCCGCCAGATACAACATTACCTTCTCCGATAATGTAATTCACGCAGTCATGCTACCACTACTCATCTTTCTTCTTTAGAGGTAGTTTCTGTTGCGGAAAGTTCGCATTGTATAAATTATCTTCTACTCTTATCATTGTTAAAACGTAAATGTCGGAATGTTATTGTCGTACTAATTATCGTACGAACTATCTTCGTCAAACCATTGGTTACTAAACAATGGTGTTTCAAAGAAATCTATTTGTTTATTCTATTCTTTTGCTGCTGCAATCTTTACTTGATATAATTCTTCTCTATATAGCATAACCATACATAGAGCTATTACACGGTCTACATTTCGTACACCATCATCTAACAACAACTCTTCTATCAATGGCTCACTATATATACGTTCGAGATTTGGATGACCCGGTTCATATTCTTCAAGTAACCATTCTTTTATAAGACCTTCTGCATATGATCTAATTTGTTTTGTCATATGACAACCTTTCTTACGTTGTACTTTAGAGTCTTTGAATATTTCACTTATAACCTTATCTGGTTGATCTGCTAGCATATAATCACAATGCTTGTTTGTAAAGTATGGATATATACCTTTACGTTCATTCTCGAACAATAGTTTTGCATTATACATAGTCAATAGCTTACGAACATTCTCGTAATACTCTTCAGCTGTATCAGGTCTTCCGCTATACTCAGCAACTATTACATCTGACCAAGCTTCTCCAGGCTAGAATCGTTTGTATATAAACGTAGACCCTAATGAGTTCGTAAGAGAACCATCTTGATCATAAGGGTCTTGGCCAGCTATGTATAATCCGTAAGGAGGATCCTTAACAGGATATTCGTATATAACAACAGATCCTGTGGGTTGTTCTCCTTTCTTTAAGGGATAGTGTGTTATATCACCGCCCTTCTTTTCAATAGCTTTTACAGTACCATCTCCCTCCCAAACTAAATCAACAATGTGTTTCATATTAGCTAGTTTGGTGTTAGTTCTTAATTTGTTGAGTTGTATCTGTAATTGCTTTTTTGGAAATATGTTCTTACCAACCTCAAGGATTGCTTCCTAAGGTGTATTAGGGTGCTCTGCGATGTATCTATCTGTTACGGTTTCATCAGGCTGACTATCTCTTACGATTCGTCTTTGTTCCAATATAACCTATACAGATGCGGATCTATTAGTATTACCATCAGAATCCATACATTCAGGATGTTCATCTGATTGAAGGTTAGACCATGCTGGAACAAAGAATCCGCACTTCTTATCAGCCATACCTTCATCCCAAATATTATCGAAATCTAAGCAATTAAACCCTTCTGGATGATAAAACATGTCTGATAAACCTTCAAAGTTTGCACCTTCTGATCCACCAGTTCCAAATGCGATCATTAATCCGAATGCAACACCATCATCTGTTTCTACAGAAGGTCTGGCTATTTGCCAAGCTTGTTTAATATCTGGAAACTTACCAGACTCCTCCCATAAGAATAGTCTACCACGAGTACCACGAATACGTTCAGGATCATTCTTAAGTGTTATACCTGTTACACTAGATAGATAACCATCTTCAACTTCCTTACCAGTTATCTCATCCTTAACTTTAAATCCAGATGTACGTTCTAAAGAAGTTGCTCTCAATCTTCGTTTAGCCCATCCAGAATGTTTGTCTAAGAAGTCCATGATCTACCAAGCTTTTGTTAGCAAACCATCACCTGTTAAAAACTTCTGTTCTGATGCAACAGCAAAGTTCTTTGATTTTGGAATAAGAAAATAGTTTCTACACAACATAGACGCACCTTTGAATGAGTATCCACGAGCACGAGCTTTAAGTACAACCATATGTTTACCTTCATCTTCAGCCTGTTCTATAGCATTATAATAGAACCAATCGTAATCCCAAAAATCAGGAAATCTAAACAAACGCTCTCGTCTAGTTCTCTTAGTTCCATTACGATCTGTGTATTCTGTTTCAACAAGCTTCATAATAGGACTATAGTTGAGATAAAAGTAATGATACCCAGTTATCTAATCTCCATCAGGAGCCGTATATCCATTCAAACATCTTTGTTGTTCTTGTTTCCAATAATTGAAGTAGTCTGTCGTGCCTTCTGGAGCAAACGTATAACATCCATTCTTTTCAAAGAATAATGCAGCTTGTCTAAACTTATCTGAGTTAACTATTTTCTTATTAAAATCAATCATGTTTAAGCAATTTCAAAAGCGCTGAGTGTACCACCGCCTTTAATCCTACCAGTCTCCTATTGTTCAGCTTTAGTTTGTTTTTCAGCTATATCAAGAGACTTAACTATATTACCAACATCCTTGAGGATACGAGTAACTTTGATAGCTGTGTCAATATCCATACCATCTTCAGAATAACTACTTAACGCTTCAATAAGTCCTTCAGCAGCAGATCTAGATGCTGTTAACAATCTTGTACCAGGAGTTTCTTGAAACTCTGTAAATCGTTGCATCAGATCTTTAACCGTGTTATCTGGAATATAATTAGCATCTCCAAATACATCATAAGCTATCTTAGATGCTCTATCTTTTTCTGGATATGCATTATATGGGCTATTCCATTTCTTATTCCATATGACGTATTCAATAGCTTTCAATGCATACGTCTTATCCTCAGCATTATTGTAGTAATCTTTAAACGGGGGTATTGCTAAATCCTCAGTACTTAGTTTTATTTTATTTCCTTGTATGTCAAACATATCATTTAATACCCATGTCAGACAGGTCTTTATCCGTTATGACATCTACTCCAGATCCGGATCCAATGCTTCCATTATAGCTAATCCAACCATTTGCTGTAGCAATCCAAGTTACATCAGTTGTTTCACCAGAGTCATTCGCTGTTAATATGAGATATGCGTCACCATCATTAACTTGTTCATCAGTACCAGCTATCACATTTCCATCTTTTACGACTGTGATATGTGCAGAAGGTTCATCGACCAAGTATATAACAGTTCCTGTTATCTGAGGAGGATTACTAGCCTTTAGATCATCCGCTGTTTTAAAGTGATTGCCTGCACGACCTTTTATAGTAAGTGCAGAAGCATTGTTACCATCTTTACCAGAGTATGCTACGGAGTATGCTGTCGTGTTCGTATTATCAGAATAATTTACAATCGTACGAGTCCATATATATCGATGTGTTATTGATATAGAAGGAATCTCTTTAGACCATCCTGTTGCTGGAGCATTCTGACCATCTTCTGATACAGCATAGTCAATGCTTGTACTAGTTATAGACACGCTTTCAGAAGGTTGTGATGCTTGTATGTCAAGAGCTTTACTTGATATAATGTTCTCATGCTTAATCCAACCTCTATTCTTATAATATACGTATACATCATGACCTATTGCGTATGCGTCATACTCTTGAGGATCTTGAGGTAGATTGTCTACAGACTTGACCGTACCTTTTAGATTAAACGAGTTTACACCAGATATTGTACCTCTCTGGAATCCAAACCATTCGATAGGCAGGTAGCGATTGTAGAAGCTTCCTCCAACAAGTACGTTATTAAATATCTGATGATCAGTTGGAGCATCTATATACGCTCCGTGACCAACAATACTACCACCTGTGAGAGAACCTCCTTCAAATTTAAGAGTCACTTCCTTTGGTAGATTAACACCGTCAGTTAGTACATAATCATATTTGATAACATACGTTGTGTTTTGATCCACAATGGATGATACGAAATCATCATCTTTCTTGAGAACAACATAACCACGACCATTATCTGACGTACGATTCTTAACTGTGATTACATTATCTTTCACAGTAAGATTGTCCTCATCAGCCTTTAAAGGCTGTCCGAATGTCTTGTTATGCGTGCGTATTGTACCATCATCCTCAATAAAAACTATTGATTCAGAAGAAATATTTGACGCATCTTTAGCATAACCATTCTTTGTCTTATAATATAATAGTTTATTGTTTATCATGGTTAGTTATTTGATTAAGCTGAGAAATCCAATACATTCGTAACAGGATACAGTACTAGCACTAATGTATCGTGTGCCGTTGACGTTGTATTGGTTGTCGTATATGCGTCAAAATAGAAATTCGTACCACTAACGATTTGCTGCTGCGGAAGATTACACAAGATTACAGAACCTGATGCAAGCATTGACGGTCTTGCGATATTGATAGGCTGATTAGCCTTTTTCATAATCAAACCTCTCCAGTGATGGTTCATGCCAGCAGTCAAGCTGTACGGAGAAGCAAAACCAAGATACATACCAGAACCTGATCTAAAGTCAAGAACTGAGAACTTACCCTCAGTAGCTGAAATGCGAGCTGTTGAAGATGATTGTTTCTGATAAGCGTTAACTGTCCACGGTTCAACCCATGCTCTGTTCTGAGTGATGGTACTAGAGTTAGATGCTTTTGTCAGACTTGTTATCACATTACCAGTAGCTGTTGATGAAGTTACACCATTAACGAGACCAAGCTCTGAAGCACTAGCACTCTTGATATTACCATGCGTACTTGCTGACGTGTTCACATATGCAAGTCTTACGGTGCTTGATGTACTGCTAGCGGCTGTATGAGTAACAGAATCTGTTCTGGATACTGACTCCTGAGATACAGTATCGATATAATCCATTGCAGGCTGTATAGCATCCTCTAAGTCACCACCAAATCCATCTGAGATTGAATGATCTGAATAATCCTCATCGACCATGAAACGCTGACCAGTCCACTTATATACAGCATTCGGCACGCCATTAACCATAGTATAGTAATACTTACTGTAGTACGGATTACCATTTGTCTTCATATACAAATTGGTGGGTACAGAAGTACCACTCCATGTCGTATAATACGAGGATCCAATCTTACCAACAATTCCAGATATCGTACCAGACGGGCTTGAAATAGACTGTGCAATATATACAGCACTGGGATTTCCAACACCACCCTGTGCAGCACTAATAGAGTTTGTCAAAACACCATCTACTTTAACAGCACCCCACATACCCAAGCTAATTACATTCAAGCTCTTGTTTATAGTATCAAGCTTGTTCTGAAGACCTGTTACGTTTGCGATAGTGTGAGTATGTTGTGTAGGAGCGTATATGCCTTTCTGAGCAGTGATCATCTCAATATCAGCAGCTAGATCACGAAGACGTGTTGCGGGATAATCTGTTACGTCACATGCGCTCATATTACCATCTTCCGGTACGTATTTATATAACTTGTTCAGAGAAAGATCTTTATAGATTGCACAACCCCAAGGCTCATTAATACCAGGAACAACCCATATGTGCTTGTTCGGCCAGTTGTTATAATAGACATTGTTGCCAGCCTTCAATACAAACTGCCCACCAGTCGTATCGTAATAAACAGTTGAAGGACTACCGTTTGTTGTTGTGCTGACTTGACTAACAGTTATTCCAGATACGTTTCCTGCATAACTTATCGTGCCAAACGCCTGATCAACTTTTGCAAAGCTGTTGTTGATCCAAGATTGAACAATTACTAAACCTGATTGATCTAAAAATTTCATTATTTATATTAGTTAAAATAACACCATGTTTTACTATTACCAAACGGGTTATCCTTATCGTTCAACCAGTTGGTAGCAAGTTGATAAATCTTTTGATTGAACTCATCTTCTGATATATTCGGAAACCACTCATGTATGAGATTATAGTTATCTGAATATATCATCTGTACAGTTACATAATAATCCCATTCATTATAATCAGGTATTACGCCACGTATCTCTTTATACTTATTTAGTACGAGATTCTTGTTCAAAAATGGTCCTGTGTATTTAGACCCATCTTTTTCGTAATACATCTTAGATACCTGATCATCAGCAAACGGTTCATTGTAATGTCCACCAACAAACGTACAATATGTATCTTTGATCACTTTACAATACTGGTCTTTATCCAAAACCTTCTGTAAATATTCAGATATGTTTGTGATCGCTTTATGAATTACCGATGTTTGTTTATCGTATCCATAATCTTTAAATATCTTATCAAGCGTTTCCATCGTTAGGTTTATTAGAATCAATAATCATTTGTTTCAAACTCTCTATAGATTGTTTTAGCTCTTCGTATCGAGCATCGTTCTCCTGCTTTGCTTTTATAGCAGGATCAAACTCTTGAATAAGCGCATTACACTTCTCAACATTACTTCTGTGTTGATCAATATTATCAAGTATAGTCTGTGATTGAGACTTAAGTAACTGGAGTTCTTTTATGACACACTCTTTATTAGGAGTTATCATAAGTTGACCGGTATACCCAACTTCATTGCTATCCTTAAACGTATACGTTTGGGTCTTACCGGCATCTAAAACTGCGACATCAACCACCATATCAAATTGGTTATTGTACTTATCCATATGAGGTGTTGAGACTGTTACAACTTGTACAGTGTGTACCTCAATGTTGTTCCTGTCAAACATGTAGACAGAACATCCTTGTTTCAAATCTTTAAATAGCATATGTATGTTGTTAAAAAATGGATTGGGTACGAGATAACCCAGTACCCATCCAATATTAATGATTCAGAATATAACGAACAGTGCCTTCAGCAGGGTTAGTCTCATCACCAAGAGGAATCGGACCAACCGTGTAAGAAGTGCTACCAATCGTGATAGCAGCGGTATCGTTTGTAGCATTCGTCTTGCTCAGCGTAAGGCTATGAGCACCGATGAGAGCCGTAATATCGCTAGCAGCAACAGCAGTCAAACCAGTAGCGTGACCTGTACTGTCTGTAGCAAACTTATAGAAACCAGCAGTCTTAGCAGCTGCACCAGTAGGAACTGCGTGAGAGAACGAAACGCTCTTATTACCATCAGCAGTACTTCCTGCAACAGAGATGTTTGTACCACCTGCAAAAGCAACCGTGTCAGTCTTGCTAGTAGCGGCAAGCGTAGTAGAACCAACCTTGATGTTAGAATAAGCATCCTGGTTAGCCTCACCACCCGTTGCAACAATACCATCAACACGCTTAGTCAAGGCTGCAATGTCAGTCTTGTTGGTGCTTGACTGAGACTTCGCAGTCTCAATATCATTACGAGTAAGCTCGTCTACACGTATAGCCCAAGTACCGCCTGTACCTTGAACGCCTTCAATACCACCCGTCATTTCAAATGCAGTGACGACGTCTCCACTATTGGTGGTAGCTGTAATTGCTTCTTGGCTACCTCCGAACGAAACCACGCTCTTGTTGATCTTTGTATTAACATCAGCTCTAAGTTCAATCGTACGAGTACCATCCGTGTTGTTCGTAATAGAAATACCAGTACCAGCCTTATGCTCATTGACGAGATCAGCAACAGCGATATAAATCTTATTAGCTGTACTGTTAGCTAGAGTCAACTCAACATACGGAGTAGCATTCTTCTTATCCGTTGCGGGAGTGAACGTACCATCAGTGTAAGAGCCCCAAACAACCTTACCTGACTCAACAACCATATCCTTCGGAATGTTGATGGCTTCACCAACATTAGCACCGTCCTTCTGGAGGTGATATACGGCAGCATAATCAGTAGATGTAGATTTGGTGAGCGTATAAGCGGGAACCTTTACAGCACCAACCTTGGTGTCAACATAGCTCGTTGATGCAAGACCACCGGCACCATCAACTGAGACATACACAGTCTTAAGTTTATGATTATCACTTCCAGTGGCAATATCTGCGAGAATACCATTATCAAGATTTCTAATGGTGGTGACAGTACCAGTCTCAATGCTTGAGTAACCGTCTGTAATACCACTATTTGCAAGAGTACCCTTTGTAGCAAACTTAGCCTTAGCAGACGTCCAAAGTTGCTGAAGGCCTAATAGATCTAAATATTGCATTTATTATTTTATTAAACTGTTGTAGTAGTTGTAACAGCAGCACTCGGTTTAAGAACTGAGATTAGAGCATTGGTTTGATTTAATCTACCAATCTCATCGCGTAGTTGCTGAATCGTAGTCTGCTGTTCCAGATTCCAATGATTAGTCAGGGTATCAATGATCTTCTGTGTATTCTGTGTACTTGTTTCCTTAGCATCACATGCGTTTCGCTCAGCCTGGAAACCTACCTGTGCGAAACCGTTCTGAACAGCATTCTGAAGCGCCTGACTCTGCATCAGAATAGTGTTTGTCTGTTGACAATTGTTCAATTGATTCTGGTAACCCTGAGACAAGATGGATGTATTAATATTGTTCATACCACCCTGCATCATAGTACTCATCTGATTAACAGCTGACTGTACCTGGTTGAACCCAACGTTTAGTGTCTGGGATAACTGTGCAATCGCCTCACTGTTACCATTGACAGCCTGCATAGTGAGATCACTATTATGGTTGTCTTGAATCTGATTTTGTAAACTCTGGATTTGATCACCAATACAATTGTTTGCGTTATTGCCGAAGCCACCAAACTGACCGGCAAATATCAACCATATCAGATATGCAAACGGGTTATTCCACATCTGTTGATTACCACCATTAGCTAACATAGCTGTCAAGGCATCGTTGCGGTCATTATTACCAAGCATTGCGCCCATCATAGCACCATTGCTAAAGCTATTAGCCGTGTCACTCGTATAAATTTTGTTAATCTCTTCCATAATTTAAAAATTTAAGTGATTAATTTAAGATTGATGCAATGTCGTTCGTGTCGATAGAATAATCGTCATTAGAGTCCATAACATCGTTCATCGAGATCTCCTTAGAAGATCCGTCAGTCATCTTCAGACGCAGCACGTTCTGTTTATCACTACCCTTATCGTAAGAACCAGATTCGATTGCAACACAACCCTCTGCTGCAATAGATGACATATCAGCAGATCCAAGGATAACTCCATCTGGAGAAATCAACTTTACAGATTTAGTTGCTGGATCATACTCAATAGTCATTTTGTTGATATATGCTTGAAGCATCTTCATATCTACACCAGAACCCCCGCCTTTTCCGATAAGTTCCATTGTAGATTTTGCATCGAGAACATCTCCGAATTGAAACTGAGAGCTATCCACGATTTTCAATTTATCAGGCTCTTGCATATGTAAAATACGAGGTGTGACAGGAGTACCTGCCGCATTCTGTATATTTGTACGTCTAAGTTTTGAATAAATCATATTTATATATACGTATATACGCAATTACTCCAACCGAAGTTGGAGTAACGCAAATTCAAAAAGTCAGTATGAAAAAAATGAAGGTGGAAGTTGGTGGATTCGAACCATCGACCTTCTGCTTGTAAGGCAGACGCTCTAAACCAACTGAGCTAAACTTCCAAACAACCTTGATGGTTGTCATATGTTATTATGCTGCAGACTCGCACTGATTGTCCTCAGTTACTGCAGACTGCCAATCTGTCGGTCGTGCACTTTGCACTGAAATATTTTCGTCATTGTCAGATGTGTTAGCATCAGAGTCTACAGCAGTCTGTGCCTTATCAGAAGATCCGTAACCACCATCACCTCTATCAGATTCTGAGAGATCATCAGACTCAACAAACTCTATATCAGGAACAGGCAAGATCACCAGCTGAGCAAATTTATCATCAACCTTGTATACGGCCGGTACAACATCTGTAGTTGCAATAAACTTACCAAGCACTTCACCACGATATCCTGAATCAATTACACCACAACTATTCGTAAGACGCAATGACTTCTTTGCAATAGATGATCTAGGCATCAGTTGACCAAAGTATCCCTCAGGAATCTCCAATGCAAGATCTGTGTGATATACGATCACCAACTGACCACACTCATTCAACTCTGTAGTTATGTTCGTAGCAGTTAGATCAAAACCTGCATCTGTCTTATGTGCTTTTGAAGGAGCCACAGCCTTATCTGAAAGTTTCTTAAATTTAATTTCCATCTTATTATATTTTATATCAGTAAACGATTAAGCAGCTATGAATGATAAAATATTACTTTTTCTAGATTTATTGCAAATTCCGTAAATATATGATTCTGATACGTTGAAGTATTTTGCCGCATCTTTCACACATCCTGTGTACTCACAATCTTTATATATGAACTTACCGACATATTGCATTTTACAACATCCTGGCGAAACTACTGTGTGTTTTATTCTTAATTCTAAATCCTCTTTAGAAAAAGATCCAACCCACTGTTTTTTCATCAGTTTAATTGTACCCGAACATAATCGTTGTACAGAACTTCTGTTTACATGAAGTTGATTTGCTGCATAACCAGCATCCATCCACGTTTGATAGTAGTTATATTTTGTGTTGTATAAATATACAATCTTTTTATAATTTTCAGCCTGTTTCAAAGAGTTTTTTGAAACATGATCTTTTTGATCTTCAGTGAATCTATATCCGAGAATTCCACCATCGCCGCCAATGGTTTGATTATAACCATTGCGCCCGTATGAGTTATATTTTTGAATATAATATTTTTCTCGTTCATCTAGTTGCGATTTCAAATCGTCTGAGATATTTAATGTTTCTACGATAGTGACATCAAAGTTTTCCAGGCCATATTTAGCAACAGCTCTATATAAAGGGTTATTACACTTTTTATTTTTTATATTGCTAAAATGTTGTGCAAGACGTTTATTCAAATCGATAGATTGTCCGATATAACATTTGTGGTTTATTAGATTTTCCCATTTGTATATACCTGCAACACCTTTATACTTTTTATATCTTACTATCATTGTTTCATCTTATTAGTAGCCCTAGTAGGAATCAAACCCACTTCTTCGGGGTTAGGGCCCGAGGTAATAGTCAATATACGATAGGGCAGTATTAACCTCTTTCTTAAGGAGGTTAATTGATTAAACAAATAATGAGATCACTCCTATTTGAAGTGCTTGTCCGATTAAACCACCTATTTCCGTGGCAGCTATATCAAGCCAATCGAACTTACCTCCGTATTGTTTATCTTTAAATTCCATTCCAAACGCTAGACCTGTACTGAATAATATCGTACCAACAAAAGCTGCAGGAATAGCGTACAACAAATGTTTTGGTCTATTAGATTCTTTTAGCCACATATTGTAGTTTTTTGCGCAGGGGCAGGACTCGAACCTGCTTCCATGAGGATCCCATCTGATATTATTCCAGACTTCACACTGCTCTACCTCATAAGCTACTCCCGCATTGCAGTGTTGTGTGCCACTGCATGGTTTTTAGTAACCAACTATTTATTTCTTACGTGTGATCCAGTTCCAGAAACGCTTGAAGATATTAGGCTTCTTCTCAACCTTCTCTTCCTCTTCCTTCTCCTCTTCTCGCTTCTTTATCACAAGATCAGGATCCTCCTGATTATCATAAGCACTCTCGATCGTATCAATCAGTGCATCAAGACAATCTATTAGAGAAGCACATGACTTGACAATGGTTGAGTTCATCAGCTCTGTGACGTGCATAGCATAGTTGAACATCTCCTCTTTAGTGATAGGCTCCACACCACACTTAGCCTCTACAAAAGCTGCATATACGTCACTGGGGTTCTCAATGTTTGTAAGATCTACGATCACATATTTCTTAACAGGCTTCATTGACTTCATCGTTAATTGTTTTAAGTTCTTTCATTCGTTTATTATAGTTATCGAGGTTTTCTTTCCACTCCTCAGATGTTATCTTTATATACTTGTGCGGAAAGTCTGTGTCCCAAAACGCAAGTATAATATCGCCAGCTTTAACATCGAACTCTTCAACACTCCTGTCGCGATCTATGAACTTGAAATGCATATCTTCAGGAGCCATGTATACTCTGTTGCACGCATTTCTTTGTACATCAAGCGGTTCGATGTTAGCGGTTTCTGTATCGACAATAAGTACATCTGAATTATACGTCGCTGCAATCGTTTTCATGTTTAAATCTTGGTTTTAATTTAAATTTAAATAACTTAGCAAACAATATATCTCTTTGATCATTCGGGTCTTTCATAATCGTTGCTGTACAATCAAATACCTGGTGTATAACATCATTGACAATGTTTTTATCAATATTGAGTTCTTTAGATATTTGATTGCTCAAACTATTAACATCAATCATGAACCTTTCCGATAATGTCAAATTGTCGTACTAGATGAGAATCTTTAACAAGATCAAAGTACTCAAAGTGTCTGGCTTTATAGAAAATCGTATCTCCAACATGTATCGGAGGAAGATCATAGCTCTTCTCATTACCCATCCATTTAGTATATCTGTATGGAACCTTAAGTACAATACCTGTTAAATAGTCTGAATCAACCTCTTTAACTTCCTTCTTTACTTTATCATAATCAGTTGCCTCGATTCCGTTCTTATCAGCCTTAGGCTTATCTGTCGCAATCGGTGTACTGAATTCCTTCTTAACCTTTGTCGGTGCAAGCGGCTTTATTAAAAAGCTGTCGAAGAACTCATATTTGATCTTATCGCTCACATCCATAGCCAAAGGCTTCTGATCAATCTTCTCTTGCATTACTTCTTAAGACCCTTTAAATAGTTAAGAACTTTGATAAGGTTAAGCATCACCGTACGTTGTTCAACCTTCATACACTCAGGCATATCCTGTGTATCAATCTTGTTGAGATCTGCAGTATATCCCTTGAGCAAGGAATCAATCTCATCAAACACATTTACAAACGGCACTTCAGTCTCAGCAACCTCCTTGAGTACACCCTCGTTGACAAGCTCTTTTGCATAATCAACTGAGATGGAACACTTAGATGAATACGTAGCCTTCACAGAAGAATCATCATCGTCATCCTCTTTGTATGCAGAATTATACTCTGCAACATAAGACTTCTCGTCATCAGAGAGAGTCATAACATCACCAAGTTCAAGTCCGAAGAACGGTTCAATCACTTCTAATTTCTTTGTCATAGCAATCTGTTGTTTTAAATTACTGGGGCAGTAACGTATGAAGTGCGCATTTTGGTTGCAAAAATATTAAAAATTTATTTTTTTATAAAATTTTTCATAGCTTGTGAAACCAAAACGCTTAGTTAATACGTTACAGCCACGAGAGCTTCGGGGGAATATTATATTATATATAAACTATATTAGATTATATTAGCTAATATAATAACATGAGTCTAAGTAGAATAGTAAGACTAATATATATACATGAGTCTCATGATAATAAGTAAGACTATATATAATATAACATGAGTCTCCTTAGGAAAGTAAGACTATATAATATTACTTCTTACGTCCCTACATAGACTCATGAGACTAATTAGATTATATTAGATAACATGAATAAGTTTGAATTAAGTGCTATTTTGTATTATGCGGATTTCTTATCTATGTAGTAGAAATCAGTTCCTGTAACAGATACATGCAAATATTTCTATATACACAAGATTCCTATGAATATTTCGTATATAGCTGGTGTTGATCCCATGTACGATAAACACAATCCTTATGTTGTACAAGCAACAGAGACATATGGAATATTAAAAAAATAGTTTGGAGAAGATGGAATTTTATCTTTTTTAGACAATATTTGCAACCTAGGAGTCTCAGGATGCGTTACAGGAGAGTCTATGTTAAAACACATACATCGAGATAGTGATAGATACATACGAAGCAAAGCATATAGAAAATACAACGAGTTTAAATAGAATCAATCATATCACTATGTCACACAAGGAGAACACGGACCAGAAACAAAAGAGTGCACAAAATATGTAGCGCACGTCTAGGCTAAAATCAACAGCAACAGATCCTGAGTATGTAAAATCTGTTGATCGTATGATATAGGCATAGAAGAAGTTATTAAGAATATATAACAACGTTGATTATGAAGATGATTAAACCACATGTTGAATTACTTACTCAGCAGTACGACAAACTTGGAATATACGAAATGGTTGAACTTGCAGGTAGAACTTCGTACAAATCAGAGAAGAATATGTCTTTTGACGAGAATGGGCGTTCTACAACAGCTGAAGCATTCACCAACAAACTTGTATCGTATAACCATGGTGCCGCATTAGAACATGCTACGATCTATTTGACGATACCTAGAACCGAGAAGTTGTATAAGGGGATGGTTAAGATGTACAAAGATAATAAGTACTCTAGAGTTATCGAGTTTGATGGAAACGCGTACATCACAACAAACTATCGAGTAATCATTGAAAATGGTTGGACTTACGATCTTAAATACCTTACAGAGCCTCATAAGCTACATGTAAAACGTTATTCATTTAGGATTACGTGTAACAGGATTAATTCTCAATCATTCATGAGACATAGAGTATTTTCATTCCTGCAAGAAAGTACGAGGTATGTTACGTACAACGGAGATCTTGAATATATATATCCATCTGACTGGAATACGTATGATGCTGAGACAAAGAAGTTGTTTAAAGATCATATAGTAGCATCTGAATCCGTATACAAAGCTTTATTAGACAAAGGGTTGAAAGCCGAACGAGCTAGAGATCTTCTCCCTTGTGGAATTAAGACTGAGTTTGTTATGACAGGATTCATAGATGATTGGGGTAAAATGTTAAAATTAAGATTGGCTAAAGGAGCTCATCCAGATGCTCAACTAATAGCACATCAAATATCAGATATACTAAACGATGTTATACAGGATTGATAGTTTTTATGCAGATAAGATAACGATGACACCAACAATTCCTGTCAATGGTCTAACCGAGAATGGCCGTGAAGATAACAAAACTCCTAGATTATGCTTCAGTGACTCGTTGATAGGGTGTTTGGCTGCTCAAGGTACAAGTTGTTTTAACTATTTATACGTAGTGTATGTGCCAGTTAATTAGAAGATAAAGGTTCATAAACCTACGAAAAAACAATGTCCAGATGCTCATATAACAGGTGAGGTTTGGTACACAGGTAAACCAATAGAGTTAGTGCCAATAGGTAAGTTATACACATCAGATAACCTGTTTGAGGTTGGCAAATATCCAGCTACAGGAAAGAAGAAAAAAATGATATCATCATATGCGTGCGAATATGCGTTTGTACCATTGAAAACATTAAAAAATAAAAATCATGGATAATATAGAACATACAAATAATATTGATGTAAATACTTCGTTATCTAAACAGCTTATGTATATAGCATTTGCATCAATTATATCAGCTGATAATGATAAGCTTGATGAAGATACGAAACAAGCTATTATTGCTAAGTACGAGGCTGAGACAAAAGATGAGCCGTCTGTGTTGGATTGGGATAAGATCTTAGATCCAGTTAAAGATGATGAGTTACGAAACAAATATATCGAACTGTTAAAAGCAACTGAAGTATGATAGGATCACATGATAGTTATACGTTCCATAAAGCTACTAAGGGTATATACAATAAGTCTTTAATACGTAGAACATGGAAAGCTCAGAACATGAACATAGCTGAACAGTATGAGTATGGAGTTCGTATGTTTGATGTACGTGTTTGTAGAGATGGAAATAAATGGAGAGTATGTCATGGTGCTGCAGAGTTTGATGAAACATTCGCATCAATACAGTGCATATGTGATTTCTTCGATAGACTATATCCAGACGCTATTTATCGTATATGGCTTGAAAAAGGCTCAAAAGCTGTTGAGAGAAGATTCATAGCTGAGAGTGTAAATGATTATTATTCTCTATGTGACTTTTATCCTAACTTATGGAGAGTTGGAATAAAATCGTATAAAGAATGGACAAAGGGTATTTGTAATAACAACGAACGTTTGTACAACAAAGGTTATCTATTCGCTAAAGATGCTCCTTGGAGTGGTAATTGTCACGAGTTACACGGTACAATGTCTTTCAAGAATTACTTTAAAGGATCTCTTGAATCACAAGCAAAGAAGTACAACCAAGAGATTATGAACACTGTTCCAATGAGACAGCAATATGGAAAAGAACATCTTTATCTAATTGATTTCGTAGATCAAATGCTTCCTCTGGAGATAACAAAAAGTCCCATGAAGATGAGGACATAAAAAATATATTAGATCTATAATACTCAAACAAATTTATTCAGGGCCTACGTTAAGTAGGCTCTTTTTTTATTATGCCTAAAATAAGACAAACAAATAAAGTAATGAAGGTTGGTAATTAGTGGTTACCAGCTTTCTTAAACAGTGTCAATGGATCTCCAACATATACGTATATGAATGATTAGGGTCAATGGGCTGATGCATCTGGTAATACGTATAGTGTTGTATAGCCATTAGATGAAGTAACTGTTAAATACGATCCTGCAACAGGCGGACAAATCAATAGAGCTGCACCAGATTACTGGAGATAGTATGGTCAACGTAGAATGCAGTAGACTGCTGGTGATGTTGATAAGGTTATAATGGGTACCGTCGGAGCTGCTACAGCACCGCTATGGCTACCTGAGATATATGGAGCCGGGTTGGTACTTGGTGGTAATCCAGCTGTGCAATAGTTTACAAATCAGGTATTGTATGGATTAGGTGCTGATGCAGCATTGAAAGCAACAACAGGTTATGATTATTCAGAAGCAGGTCAGAGATTGTTTAGTCCTGTGCTACAAAGAATCGGTTTAAGTTAGGGTACATCTGATATTATCGGTCAAGTTACGGGCGGTGCGATGAATCCTGGATATTATATGCCCGCAATGAAATTAAACGCTTAGAAGATATTAGACCCTGTTGCGGACTATTTACGTGAACCGCTTCCAGAATATAGTAAGAAGCTTTAGATATTAAACGACGCAGTTTATCCAACAATTGGTACTATAATTGGCGGTGTTGCTGGAGATCAAATTTCTAAACAAGATGTGCTTCCGGAGTTTATGAAACCGTATGCTACGCCAATTGGAGCTTTACTAGGCAGTGGTGTAGGTTCATTGTTGAAGTATGCGGCTATACCCAATTCTTATGTTTCAGATATGCTACGATATCCCATAATTGCACCGTATGAAATGGCTAGAGGAAACTATGTATTTGGGTCAAAAACTAAAGCTATGCTTAAACGTGCGCAACAAGAATCTAAATACTTCAATACTGTATATGACGATCTTGTGGATAAATATATCAACAAAGACGTGTATCCTGGTTTTGGAGACGTGAAACCGAAATTTAAAATGTAGAATGCGCCTGATGATGAAACTTATGCATATTTTGACCCACTTACAAATACGGTGATGACACCAATGTTCAAGGGTGCTTATAGTAGGATAGTAAACCCATTTGACGTATATAGAAGAGGCATGATTTCACATGAAGCAACACATGCTCTACATTCAAGGGCAGACAATTACTCGTAGAGTTATAGCAGTGACGGTGCGCCTACGAATAAAGGAGAGGTATTTAATTCTATGTAGCCTCTGAGTGTGGAAACATTATCGTATTACGAAATGAATCCTGTTTTACGTAAGCTTCCGGAATATGAAACACATTACAACAACGTTAAAAACAGAAAAGTTTCTCCTGAAGCTAAGGCGTGGATGTCTAATCCAGAAGAATGGCATGCTGAATATAATAACATTATAAACAGAGTTACGAACGGAAAAGTGGTTCCTGTAAGTGATTTGACTCGCGATCAAAGAGATGCTGCTATCAACTATTTTATGAGTAGATTCGGTGCAAAGAAAAAATCTGCCGAGCAAGCTCTCGATATGATAAATGCTTATCAACGTGATTTCTTACAAGGAAACCGTATTCATACTGTGAATACACCACGCACTGATAATACGATAGTCTTTGCACCTTCTGACACCCCAACGCTAATACAATAATAAGAAATCCAGCCTTTGGGTTGGATTTTTTATTTTATATTTGTTCAAAAATAATAAAATTTTTATTTCATATGTATTTAAACGGGAAAGAAAATTTTTATATTATACATGTTTAAACGGGAAAGTCCCCCGATAGCCTCCCCCGGCCGATTTGGAAATTGGAACACCCCTCCCTGATTCGTCAAAGGCGCCTGTTCCTACCTATTGGCAACACAACGTCGTGTTGCTGTAAAATTAGATGAATTATGGGATATGTTCTTAAAATCAAGAAGTTAGTCGAGCACGAGTGGAAAACTACCAAGGTTAGAACCTACGTCAACGGTCAGGATGGCAAGCCTGTTTTGGCCGAAGAACGCGAAGTTCCTGCCACAGTTTGGAAATGGGTTGCTTCTCCCGTCGAGCCTACACTCGAAGCTTTGTTTGAGAAGTACGGGAAATGGTGCTCCACGCACAAGGACAACTGGTGCATCGTTCCGCAGTAAGGAATGGGCCTTCGGGCCCTTCCTTGCTTCTCTTCTTGCTTCCCTTCTTGTTCTTATTTTGCTTATTTCTTGCTGTCTCGTCAAACAAGACATGGCTCGCTCGTTCCTCGCTCGCCCTTGCTGATTCGTCAAACATGCCTGTTCCTATAGATTGGCGACGGTATAACATCGTTTATAATCGTCGCGCGTGCTGCGCATAGCACGCTATACCTGCATACGTGTAGGTGCGGGCGGTACAGACATGCGCGTCTGTGTCGTATGATAGTGGCATGCCGAGATACTCCCAGCAACATTCGTGTTGTCTACACGGGGAACGGCGGTCATGTCCGTGTTAACCCGCTGTTAAGTCAGCTGGTCGGGCATTATGGTACATTCTTGCACAAGTTGCTTGTAATGCACAGGTTCGATTCCTGTGGTGTCCACTATCCTCCTGTGAAGGACGATTTTAAGATTCCCATATTCATAATTTTGTTTAATATATGGCCCTTCGGGGTCATATTCGGGTGCTATGGTACTCTGTCAGATGATAGCGACAATGCGTAGGTTCGATTCCTACGGCATCCACAGCAAGAAGGGCAGCGAGGTCGCTGCTCAGCTAAACACACAAAATCATGAGAATGCAAATCGAAAACGTCTACGTGCTCACAGCTCACGTAGGTACACAGAATGTGGAAACCAAGTACGTCAAGCTCGATCTTATCGACGCAGACGATCCTTGGGGCGAAAGCTGTACTATGACCATCTTCGAGTCTACGGACAAGGCTATGGTCAAATACCTCACCAGTATCTATGCTGACGCTCAGGCGGACGGCACAGATCAGTTTGGGCAGGTTAAGTATGCTCCTTCTATCCTCAAGGATGCCACCAAGGCTCTTCCTGACAATAGAAAGGTCATACCAGGCATCGTGCGAGCTGAGGCTCCTACTCCTGGCGGCGAGCCGTACATTCGTACGACTGAAGTCAACGGAGTGCGCGTACCTGCAAAGAACGCTGTCCCAATCAACTCTCTTATGCTCTGGTGCCGCAAGGTCAAGGACAATGAGACTGGTGAGATGAGCTGGAAGTCTGGCTGGTCTCCAGCCGAGCGCATGACGAGCATCATCGCACACCTCTACAAGCCTTGTCGCGAGACAGGTTTGCCTGAGACTGGTGAGATTGTCAGTGCGCCCATTCAAGCTCCAGTTGCTCCTCAGATGCCGCAGCAACCTGCTCCGCAGCAGCAAGCTCCTCAGACTCAGCCCCAACAGGCTCAGCCTCAGCAGCCACAGCAAGCTCCGCAGCAACCTACTGCTACATTCTAACCACTCTTCCACGCCTATCGAGGTCGGGCGTTCTAAATACGACCTCATTCATCTTCTTAAACACTCACGACAATGAACGTACTAAAGAAAATGTGCGCCTGGTTACAGAACGAGGTAGTTTTGTTATCAGCATTCTTCGGTGGCGTATTCGGTACGGCCGGTTACGCAATCGGCACGGTTGACGGAGTCCGCACCGCGATTCACTATAAATCGCAATGCGCAACCGCAGAAGACTCTCTCGCTATCTACCGAGAATTCGCTGACCGAACACTCACACTGCTCGAAGCTCTCGGCATCGATGACGACTCAGTCGATCCCTTCTACGACGGCAACGACGCCAAAGCTTACGCAGTCTCAAGCGCATACCGACGCTTCTGCGACGCCTACAACAAGCTTGCTGGCGTCGACAGCTTGCAACAGCTGCCTCCTGCGCAAACGCGCACGCAAGCACGCTGACCACCTCGGACACGGGCGCATGCTCGTGCCGGTGGGGCCTATTCGTATAATATTGCAGATAGTCAAATTCAAAAAAGAACAAAATGAATATCGAACAAATGTTGCGGGATGCCATCGAAAGTAAGACCGCAAAAATTCTGAAAGAAGAGTACGGCATCGAAATGTCAAAACAGGTGATAGATGAGATGTCTGAAGAGCACGATGAGCCAAACAAAAATTGGCGTTATCAACTTGTACTAAAAAACATCGGGGATGATCCTGAACGTATTGCACGTATCATAACCAATTTCACTGACGATGAGGAACGTACACAAGCATTTATGGATGCTGTACCAGTTGCAATCCATCGTGGTTTGACTGTTGATAGTGAAATTGCTTTAAGGAACGCATTTCTCACTTGTGGGGCAGATACGTATGTTGAAAAAATGATTAAGGTCGATTAGTCATGGAACAGAAGAAATACAAACTCACCGAAGAGACAATGTGTTTCGATGGTGTGACGCTTCATCGGATAAAGGCTCTCAAAGACTTCGGAGACGTTGTAGCTGGAGAGCTTGGTGGATGGGTTGAAGCAGAGAGAAACCTTTCGCAAGAAGGTAATTGCTGGATAAACATGGAAGCTAAAGCCTATGGTTATACAGAAATCCGTGACAATGCTGTATTAACATGTGGGGCAATAGCGTGTGAAAACTCAACCATTGGTAATGACACACTCGTAACTGATGAATCAGTAATCCGTGGATTTACGTATCTGTGTGGTAATGTTGAAGTATCAGGAGAATCGGTGATAGGCGGTTACGCAAAATTACACGGAAATGTGATAGTGATTGGCGCAAAAGTTATCGATACCGAAGTATATGGCAATGTCGTTATATGTGATGGTGCATACGTTCATGGACGTATTAAGATAGACGGAAACGCATATATCTCAAACGGTGCCGAGGTGTGTAAGACAGACGATTACATCGTCTTTAAGAACTTTTGGAGTTCCGGAAGATACTTTACATGGACTCGTTCAAACAACAAATGGCACGTTGGGTGTTTTCGTGGTACTGGTGAAGAGTTGATAAAGAAGGCCTACCGAGATAGTGAAAAATCTGGTAGAGAATACGAGAGAGTTGTGAGGTATGTCGAAAGCATCCTTGCAGATGAACAAAAAGAACAGAAAGATGAAAAGGTACGCAATCGTATACGCTGACGGAAGTAATCGACGCTTGACGCAAACAGATTATCCCTCACGTAAAGAGGCCGGTGATGCATTGATATATTTCATTACATGTAACAATGCAAGCTATTCGAAAAATGACGAGGAGTATTTGAACCCATTTGACTTTACTCTCAAAGAAGTTGAGTATATGGCTTGGGAAACAAATCCACCTCAGAAGAAAGCTCGAAGATGTGTACGTCACAAATACATGAAATCTAAATCATAGAATTATGTGGAACAAAGTATCTGAAAAAAAGCTTCCCTACGGAGAAGAGATAATCGCCTTTAACAAAAAGTGGATTGATGAGGATTTTAATCCTAACGGTACACGAGTAGGCTTCTTAGAAGACGATGGCTTCATATCTGCAGAATGGAACGACGAGTGGGATGAGTATGTGACGCACTACGAAGAAGGAGACGACTATGATGACGTCCCAGCTAGTATGTTAGACGAACACCATATGAAGTTTGCAAAACCGAATATGCCGACGCATTGGATGAAAATGCCAACTCATCCTTAGTAAATCACCTTCTAAAGGAGAATATTATGTGTTTAGTTACAAGTCAACTTGAGCCATACATAGCTCCTATTGACATTCCAGTTGTGAAAGTGCTGAGTACAAGTGAATATGGTACACTTGAAACCGTATACACACATACGCTTGTATTGCCAAATAAGATCCTATATGCAAAAGGTTCATGGGTAATTGACAAAGATCGTCTTACACAAAACCTTGGATCGGGTCTGATACACGCATATATACGGCGTTGTTACGCACGATACTATGACTCACAAATAATGGTATTCAATCTCAAATTTGTTGAGGCATATATTCCAAAAGGAACTAAATTCTTCATATCAGTCGATCATGAAACTATAGCTGCAGAGAAATTATATATTTCAAGCAACGTAGCGTCAGACAAATCTGGACTTGCGGACGATAAATTATTTAAACTCATAAGGGATTGCAACATGGAACCGAAACCAAAAAAAGATGATCATGATCGGTTAGATCCTGGTCATAAAATAGGACTCTTGATCCTATTATTCATATTCATGCTTTTCGTAACTCGTGCATGTGCTCAAACAGCACAATATGACACAGCTATCGTGAAGTATCAGAATATCGAACGAATTGTATCTCAGACAACAGACAAAGGTGCAATTCGTTACTACGCAGTTTACAACGATAAGCAAGAGAATATCTCAGAACTAATCCCTGTTTCTAAGACTGTTCTCTCGTACATCAACGCATGTAAACAGAATCAAATTGAACCATCATTAGCTATCCGCCTTAAGAACGGTATCATTGTTGGTTTGATACGATACAAAACCAAATACATTGTTAAAAGGAAACGATAACGATGTACACGCTTAAGCAGTCCGGCGTTCTAAATAGGACTGCACAACATTTAAACACTCAAAACAATGAACAAAGCGGTTATAGTAATCGTAACAGCCATAATCAGTGTATTCATTGGCTGTTCTGCTGGACAAATGAACATGGCCGGTGATATGAACCGGGAAATCGCAGAGATGAGTCGTTACTACAAGAGTCAGTACAAAGACACTCTTGATGCATACAAACAGTATGTAGCAGCAACGGAGAATCTGCTCAGCGAGTCCCAATTCTACGACAACTTCGATCCGTACTATAACGGACCTGATGAGCTGAAACGTAGAAAAGGTGTCGCATACAATAAGTATTGCGATGCTTTCAACAAGATATCAAAATCTTGTGGAATAACCCCAGTCACTTCATACTAACAAGTTTTAATCAATAAAACATGGAAATCGAAAGCAAAAAGAAGACGTATAACAAGCGTCGTAAGAGCAACAAGCGTAATCGTAAAGTTGCACATCATCGTAACGGAAATCATGGTGTGATGAACAAACACCAACTACGTGAGTTCTTTGGCCATAAGTTTGGTGCCACAGAGGTCAGTGGTTTTATTGCACCGCTGTTACGTTACGAAACTCCCTTTGGTGATAAAATAGATGTGTCATTCATCGCAGACAAGAACGACAACATCTGTGGTGTGAACGAAGGCTTTATCGTAGAAGCCGGTCTTGACAAAACTCCTTTTGATAAGGAGGATATTGTCATAGTCATGAACATCTACAGGGGACAGAATCTGTGCCTCGTAGCAGACACTGGGAGGGTTGTGCGATGAATGAGACGCTTGTCGATTTGAAGAAGATGGTCGATGTCACAAGAGACAAAGACATCAAAGATCCAGGTTTGCTGAGACCTGTGATCGGTGCAATCAACGATGTACTTGTAAAAAACACGAACATCGAGATTAAGGGTGCAGACAACAATCAAATTGTCATTGAAGTAAGTTATCACACGCGTCAGAAAATGCAGCATGTGATCAATGATAAGGAGATGTGTACTGTGCTGGCTAAATTGTTGATCGATGTGTATGCGAAATTCAATCGCATAAGCAACATCATAAATGATTACAATAAAACCAAGTGTCATGAGTGATGAAAAAGATCAAGAACTGTATGAGAGTTCTATAAACTACGATGCGGAAACCGTTATTCATCAAGATAAGTTGTACTGTAAAATAGGACACGGTCTGAATCTGATTAGCGATGCATACAGAAAAGAAAACCTTTCCTACTTCATGAATATGCTCATGAAACGTGAAGGTGCTCGTTTCTGGATAACAGACACCGAACTCCATCTTGAGATCCCATTGCCTGATAAAGAACTTTCAGTTGTGGAGATTAGTGACATATCAAGTGATGTTGAACATTTAATGTTATCATTACAAGATATCGTGTGTAATTGCGTAAATGCAATCCAAGACATGGACGCAATAATGAGTCAAATGCAATGAAAATAGCTAAGACGGACAAACAGGGCAACCCAACATCAAAACTATTCTTACGAATAGGTGGTAGCTCTATTCTAATCGCAAGTAAACTGACAGTTGTACAAGCTGTGTTGTTGAAAAAGCAGATTGAGAAGTATACGAAGGAAACAGGTTCAAAGATTAACGGACATTTATACACGGTACAATAATATGCGAGTACATTATTTAAGCGTAAGTCTGATCACATGTGCAGCAGCAAACAAAGCTATTGCTGAACACATCGGATCTCAAGAAATTGAGATTCATGTGAATCCTGTGAAAAGTATGCGTGAGTGGTTACAAAAAGACTTCGTAGAAGATAAAACCATGTTGTTGAAACTACTGGTTCCATACAATCATGACAGGTCAGAACTTCTCGAAGTACATGCGTATAAAAAAGTCATTGTGGCTGGACAGCCCAAATACAGACTGTATGTACGTAAAGTAACAAAGAATAGACTTAGAGAACTAACAAGTATGTTTGGAGATCTACGTCTTAAACCAACTCAGTTCTTAACTGATTAACATTATCCCTCATAGAGCTTTCCCACTCTATGGGGGATTTCGTTTAATGTAGCCATCGAAAGATGAGAGTCACAAGCCTCTATAAATACAGAGTGAACGAACATATATGTTTAATTTAATTCATTATCAAAATGAAACATTTCATCAAAGCATCGCTCATTGTAGCGGTAGTGTGGGCTGTTGTCGTGAGTATGGCGTTATCAACGTCATCATGCGAACATAAGCCCGACGTAACACCGGTTGATACCACAACTGTGGTTTCGAAACCGGCTGAACAGTGGTCCAAAGTAACGGACTTCTTGAGTTGGGTCAACGACGAGGCCAACAACAATTACTGTGACAGTATCATCTTCAAGGCTATGTCGCCTGAAGACTTGTACAACGTCGCAACTGTTGTTTCGTCAAAGAACGAATCATTCACTAAAAAGGATATTGTACGAGAGTTTCTCGATCGTGAGGATGTTTATTCAGCCTTGCGTGGGAAACACACGGCAGATTCTATAGTATGTGATACAAAAGACACTATCATTGATGGTGTCAAAGTCCAACTTATAAACACTTCTCGCTATGAGTAAAAGAGTAGAATTACTCCGCAAACCGGCAAAATATGTTGTCGTTGTGGAGTACAATGGCAAGATGCCAAGTACGGAAGATCAGGGCAAGATTATCGAAGCATTCGTCGATCTTTGTGCTGATGGGATTGTGAATTATCCGACTGTAGCCGTTCTCAACAAGGACGACATCACGAAGATTATCGTCAAGCACGTTGTCAACAATGGCCAAGATGAGCAGCGTACGGGAATAACACCCGAAGCCGCTGCCGCAAAGGTTATTGGTACAACCTTTGAGAGCAAACTCGAAAGTGGCAATCCTGCTGTGATTACACTTGCGCTTAACGCAGCGCTGGTGAAACACATGAACAGCGATGCTGACGTGTCAAGAGCATTACGAAACGCATTCGTAGTGCTCAGTAGAGACAACGTGTTTATCAAGATACCTCTTGAACTTCGTGAAAGGTACAACATCACGAAGGAGGTACTCAATATCATTCGTGATCTGGCGAAGATTCACCAACTCCGTTAGTATGAGCAGATCGTACAAAGATTATCGTAAAGATAATCAGCCTGTAAAGGCAAAGCGTCATAAACAACTGACGCCGTACAACAAATCCTCCAGACATTGCACAGTGTTTGATGAGGATTACGATGAATATGTGCATTAGTTAACATTTAAACATTTATCAAAAATGGCAAACAAAAACAATGTGAAGCCTGCAAAGGCAACGACCCCTGTAGTAATGACCAGCGACAACGTGATGGACGTCATCAACGCTAAGAACCTCGGCACATCTGAGATGGCTTCCAAGATTCAGGAGGAGCTCAAGAACGAGCAGGACGAGCGCATCAAGGAGATGAAGAAGACGCGCTTCTCCAAGGCCTCGTTCAAGGAGGCAAAGACTCTTGTCGATGTCCGTCGTCGCAAGCGCGAGATGGAGATCACCAAGGAGGAGTTGGTCCGTCGCTCAGACTTTGTGAAGTTCCTGATGGGCTTCGAGGTCACACGTGAATTCCTTGATCATCACAAGGTCAAGGGTGACGAGATGACTCTCAAGATGCCCGGTAAGGACAACAAGCTTGAGGACAAGAAGATCAAGCTTGGCGACAAGTTCGAGCCGTGTATTGACATCGTGGATTACGACATCTGGGAGAAGAAGATCAACGATGACATCTATGATCTTCGTAACAAGTGCGACGAGCAGTTCGATCAGGAGATGAAGAAGCTCCGCCTCGCGTTTGGCGAGTACTACAACTGGTAATCTATCATCAGATTGCATCTGTAAATAGAACTACAAAGTCCAACCCAAGAGCCTTAGAGCCAAGGGCACCTTTGAAAGAACAAGACAGTCGATGTATCACTCAATACAAAGAGCGCTAGTCTCTAGTGTATTGATTAGAGCCGTAAACCAACTCTTTTAAAGGTATAAGAATTAACTTATCACACAGAGCCTTGAGCCAATGTGGGACGACAGCACTCTAACAGGGGTGTGAAAACTACTGTTGTATCAAAAGATTGAACATATGAGAACTATAAGTCTTCAAGCCAGCTGTATGAGCAATACCTGTATTGAAGTATGTTTTATCAAAGAAAATATAGTTAGCCCGAACAGAATCTTGAATCAGTTTTGGAATCTCTAACTATCGTAGTATTTCGTAGCATACTACATCCATAAAGAGGTTGGCCACTCTTTGTGGAACTATGTGTGGGGATGAGTTAATCATACAAGACGTGGGTTCGAGTCCCACTAGGTCCACGATTCAGTTGAACACTAATTTTCCAGTCAAAGTTTTTTAATTGATTTTGGTTATTGTTTTTTAATTATTGTTTATTATCGTAACTCAAGAGTAACGGTTCGTGAGAATAGTTGCTCATTTTATGGGCCTAACTGGATTTGATTGTATGAGGAAGTAAATCCGTTAACTGCGCATTAAAATCAACTGGCGATTATAATATCGTAGATTACACTCACGTAGCGTAAGTGCTAATCAGGTTCGACTACCAAAGTGTCATGGGCGAGTAATAGGACTGTATGGGGTTCGATTCCCCACGCCCAACTAAAACAGAATCAATATGAAACACTCATCAAAAGGTTTCCGAGGAATGATACGTGACAGATTGCCTGTACATGTTGATATTGCTTTACAAATTTGTAAGTGCAAAAATAATTATATTGAGCACATATATAACAAGTTTGTAAAACATGTGCCTGTAGGACAAAGAAGTCTTGCTGTAAAGCAAGCTCTTGGTTTAAAACAGGCTGTGACTGCTGAAGATGTGAGAGTATGGTCATGGAAACATGCAAACATACTTAAACAACACGGATACAGTATTCACAACATACCGAAAAGAATGTTTTTCCATACGTTTTGGACAAGTATTAATTTTCCAGACTTAGATAAAGATGTCTTCGAAAGATTCAAAATAGCTGATAAATGGGTGCAATATCTACAAAGAATGTATCCTGTTTTCAAAAACATATATGATATAAATCATAATGTGCTATACAAATCAGAAAAAGACACTATCGAAGAGCTGGAATCGAAATACAAATTAACTCAAGATGTAGTAAAAATAATTCTAAAGCACATAAAACATGGTACGTAATCAATTCCCATTGAGCGCAGGCACATATATGTGTCAACGCGACACGGACCTCATCATAATCGTGGTGAAAGGTCTGTTTCCTACGTTACAATTAGACGGAGGTTTTGACTTGGGGTATTTCCTCAAGAAGCGCAAACTAAGAGAAGCATCAAAAGAGATACTGGCTAATATTGAGCTGTTCCCTGAGATGTGGACCTTTACACCTATGCGTGGCATGAACTATTCTGTTTTTGCAAAGAACGAATTCCATACAACAGGAAAGCTCGAACTCCCGATGGATAGGGAGACCGATATCAAGGAACAGTATTACTTGCTCACTCAACAAGGAGTATCTAGTACCAAGATCATCCGAGCTCTTGTACAAGAATTTAAGGTTTCGGTGGATACCATCTGTGATTTAATAAACGGATTTGATAGGCAAGCTCTATGCTAATAGATCATATCTTTACTATCAAGGATAAGAACAACTCATTACGAAATCGTTACGAACTACTCTTGCCGTTTGTAAAGAAACATTCTCATTTAGTGGCGATAAATCGATATGAGACGTTCGGACCGTATCCACCAACCTTTATTACTAGTCATATGTTTGTAGAGATGTGGGACTTCAACGAATGGATACTCGATAATATCCTGTGTGAACTTGGAAGAGCCAGCTATCTCACAATAGGAGTATTACTTCGTATAGCAACATCTAAGCTGAATAAGCTTGATTTAACTAAAGAAGAAAAGCTCTTAATTCATACGAATATGACTAGAAACATATGGAATGAATTCTACAGAATAGAGAATGAAGAACTTCCATTCTAACCCTGAAGACAGGAGGGAGTAGGCAGATTGAGGCCCTCCTGTTTACAATGCACACAAAAGTGCAGATTATGTATGAACTTACCAGACATTACTCCAGAAGAAATAACTCTGGTTAAGAACGCGAAAGAAGGAAAACCGCATTCCTTCACTGCTCTATTTAAGAGATATAAACATTTTGTAGATCATGTTCTTTACGAGTATCTAAAAGATATGGATGAAGCACGTGATTTAACAAATGTTGTGTTTCTTAAGGTCTACCAGAAACTCCCGAGCTTCACTGAATACAAATCATTTGGTGGATGGTTGAGAGTTATCTCAAATCGAGTTGCTGTGGATTATCTACGATTACGTTCAAAACACCGGTTCGCCGAGGATGTTGAAAAGGACTGGGTTGTACCGAAACAGAAAGAAGTTAATGAGACCGATCTGATCAATCGGTTGATTTATCAGGAATCTGTGGACTACTTCAAAACCCTACCACATCCCCAAGGTCGTATAAATGAACTATATTATTGTAATAGTTACACAGTCGATGAGATTTCCAAAGCCTTGTTCGTGCCCTTAGGTACTGTAAAATCAGTCCTATTTAGGACACGCAAGGAATTACGTAAACTTTTTAAACATTAACACAATGAGTCTACTTATTTATTGCATCGTTGCTGTGCTGTTCGCTGCGATCGTTGGTCGTGCAAAGCGTTCTGCAAAGCTTTTCTGGCTGCTAATCGCATCTTTCTGCGTTGGTGCCATTGGTGCAGCCATCTTCACTTCGTGTGAGGATGTTAAGGGGACTAATGATGTTGAGAAGAAAGCTTTCACGTCGATGAACGCTGGGGTGCAAAAGTCAGCCATTGTTGCAGACATTGCCCCAGTGTACATTGCTCTCTTTGAGCAGGCTTCGACGAGTCAGAAGCAATCCTATCACTATAACATCATTCCAGTATCCCGTGCTGCAAGTAGCTCTGACAGTAATGTCGGAGGAAATTTCGTCAATCTCTTAAACCCAGGATTAGTGTTTAAGTACTTTGACACATCATGAACCTAGAGTCTCCCAATGCGGACAGATGATAAGTTCATTCATTCAATTAAGTTTAACAGTTTAAATCATTATCAAAATGAGCAAGAAGAACAAGAAGAACAACAAAGTTGTGACACCTCCCGTAGTTAACACCAAGCCGGAGGAGAAAGAGGTTAAGACGAGCCCTGAGGCTCAAGTTGAGAACACTGATCAGCCTGCTGAGCAGAAGCCCGAACCTGAGGTACAGGTGCCTATGGCTCCACCCCAGCTCGACTTGCCGCTTATGCCTAGTACGGTTGTACAGGCGAACGGTCTTGATCCCAATCGTCAGGTCGATTTGATCGCCATGACGTGCGAGTACTTCAAGAAGTCTCCTGATCTTCTTCAGAAGTTCAACATCTCGCAGCAGACCGCTGACAATATGAATCATATCAACATGATTGCTATTGCAGCAGCGTGGGCTAACGAGATGACGTTCTCTAAGACTCCATTCGCAGCTAAGCTGCGTACCACAGCCTTGCCTGAGATGGCGAGTGCTCTTAAGGAGCTTGGTATTAAGGCAGACAAGATTCTTGCTCTGCCGCCTGCATCCGATGGTACTACAACTGTCACGTCTAAGGACGTTCAGATCCCCAAGACCGTGAAGGATCAGTTGAAGGCTGAGAACAAGCTTCAGCAGGAAGATGTGGAGCTTGATCCTACGAAGGTCCACAACAAGACTGAGGTCTTTAAGACCGTTCAGTATCTTCTTACGAACAAGGGTTCTGTCTATTCCAACATCAAGGCTGCTGTGAACTTCTATCGTTCATGGCTTCTCATCCAGGCTAAGGATGATCAGGCCGAGAAGGATCGCATCAGTGCCCGTACTGTCAAGGATATCATCCTCGACATTGCAGACTTCACCAACGCTTGTCCTTTCGTTCTGAAGGGTATTGGTGGTTATCTGCTGCGTCTTACGATGACTTACAAGAGCATCGTTCCCGCATTCTGTATCCTTCGTGATACGGTACGTGACAAGGTCACTGGTAAGACGACATGTGAGGAGCAAGAGATTGCCGACATCTGCTATGCAGTTGTCAACTGGGCAGCTAATGCTCGTATCTCCGAGAAGAAGAAGAACATTGAGGTCCTCAACGCAGACAAGAAGCGTAACAAGGATGCCATCGACGGTATCAATGCCGACATCAAGGCCATCGAGGACGTCATCTCAATGCTCGACAACCCGAACAGCGACTTTGCTGACAACATTCTTGAGGACCTAAAGAGTGAGGATGCAGACGTCGCCAAGAATGCCCAACTGGCATTCGGAATCATCACTAAGTGCTACTATCCAGGCACTAACCTCCGCAAGCGTTACACCAACCTTGCGGACAACGTAAAGCAACTTGCTGGAATCATTACGAATCTCTTTCGAGATCCGATGAGTCCGCTTAGCAACTTCAACATCGCAAACCTCGATCAGGAGCTCATTGAGGCTCCGGAAGAGGATCCGAAGCCGGAGGCGTCTACTGAGACTACTGAGAAGACTGACGAGTCTTCTGAGAAGCCTGAGGAGAAGCCTGCTGCAAACGCACCTGAGAAGACTGACGAGCCTTCCCAGGATTCCAAGGGGTCTGACGAGACTCCCGAGGATAAGCCTGCAGAGCAACCCGCTGCGGAAGAAAAAAAAATAACTCCGAAGATGTCTCGGAAGATGAAGAAGGCTGCGAAGAAACTCGGTCTTTCGCGCAAAAAGTAGCTACATGCGCGACGAAGATCGCAACCGCTTTCAAAGAGTTGTTTTCGTAAAGAACAAAAAAGCTATCAAAGCTATGGGTAAAATATCAGTTTTGTCATTCTGTATCATATTCTTATTCTTAGGAATCAGGGGTATGCGCAGTAACCTGACGATCAGTGGTCCAACTCAGACAGTGTCTGCAAGTCAACCACGTGCACCTGGTTTTGACATAAACCATTTGCGCACTAACGCCTTGACTCAACAGCGAGATACTGTACGTGATACAGTATACGTTAAGTCAGAGCAAAGTTCAACACCAATGAGCGTGACGGTTGTGGCACCCAAACGCAAACAGATTAAGTATCGTACTCGCAACAAGTCTTATCTGTTTATAGCAACACCACGGGATCGTGCAAAGCTCTCCCTCGACTCAGTACTGGCGGACAGTACTATGCGCATATCAGAACTGACATGTGTAGGGTCGAAAAACGTAAAAAGCTTAGCGAGGGATTGACGAGGTCTCCTTCGGTCAGTACATTTTAGTTATGTCTCATTAGCATAGGTACTATATCGGTAAGACCACAGCTTGTCACTGAATCCGATGAATTAGACACGGTTGAGGATATCACTACCGTTAAACGACAACCAACGAACTTGATCCGAGAATATGTTAGCCCTCTCAAAGGGTGAGAAACTCAAAAGGTAGGATGAAATGCTATGAATGTGAAAAACTCATAGTAAGTAGGGTCAGCGTTGTATCAACCCTACTCTGTACATACATGAGAACCGTCTGGCGATGTATGTATATGAAAAGACGCATAAGTCTCAAGAAGAGCAAAACGAACCGTATCGATAAGTACAACAATGATACTAAGTTGTGCATTAACGTACACGAGTTGACATACATACAATTCCAACCTGTATGTAAGTATCAATAGCTTAGTTTAGTGTCACACGCCTCCAAAGCGTGCATTGAGGAACGAAGAATTTCATGAAGACTATGAGAGTACTACTCATAGGGTGACCATTAGGATAGCCGTACGGAAATCCCACTGGTTCGATTCCAGTGATCTCAGTTGAATGGGAGACCGGGGATGGGGTGCAATAGTACAGAGTGAGACCGCCAGGCTTTGGTCGTTTATGCGGTATATAAAAGTAAAATGACCAGACTCTCGATGCAGGAGAGTAGTAGGAGTGAAAGCCTTACCCGACACGAGACCGGGTTCATAAGTCTGATGTTAAGTTTACAACTAGCCCTTAGCAAGCAATGTTGTATTCAAGCGAAAGCGAGTAGGGTGACGCCGGATAGTCAGCCTGGGCTACAGGATAAGTAGCAAATAAAAAACAGAAGAACTGATCGATTCGAAAACCAACATGCCAAGTTGGAAGGACCTCCGTCAGTTGTTAATACGAATAAGTTTTAGTAGTGTTAAGTATATATGATACTTTTTAAGACTATGGTACGAATGGTTTGGAGCCAGTAAAAATGTAGAATAAACGCCTACAAGTCGTATCCAGAATGCTTTTAACTTATCATATCAGTCTCCTTGACACGAAATCAACCGACAGTCGTAGACGCATTTATAGAGTTAATTAACATGTTTAACAGTATGTCCTCCGGATGGAAGTAACGCTCACTATATCATACGTTGTAAGTATGTGAACGAGAATGGATAAGCTATCGTTGTAAGATAGACACTGCCTGTACCTCCCGGAAAGTTACTAATGGAATACACTATGTCGAATAGATAGGTAAAGCGCATACAGCAAATATGCGTGTATCGAGTCTATAGAACATATATCGTGAATCTAGTAGGCAGCTTCGTAGCCCATGAGACGCAGTGCAAAAGCGTATGCAGGTTTGGTTCGGTAACGCGGCCATAATCACACCCCCCTGTCTCGGGATGTTGTGATAAGCAAGAAGTGGGTGATAATTAGTAATAGCGATAGGGTTGAAATCCCAAGTAATATTTCATGAAAAAGAAGAACTGACAGCAAAGTCAGGGCAAAAAAGCCGTAGATACGCTTAGTATGTTCGATAATGAAACGCACTCCTCGCGTACTCTCTACTGGAAGAGAGCAGGGTAGGTTTTCGAGTAAGACGGATGATTTATGTCTCTACTATAATCATCTTGAGGAAACATAGGCTTTTGTTGCTTTTAGCCTTTTATGCAAGCAACTCGGATGGAAACACAAAATATATCCGATCTTTCAATTTTCGTTGGTTAAGCCAGATTGAATCGAAATTTTGTCAACGTATTTATACTATGAGCATTAGTCGAGACGATTTGGTTGTTAGTAAGAATCATAAATACAAAAACTATTGGAGGTCTAGAAGAGTCCCTGAACCAGACCTTCAAGAGTTATACGTATACACAGAAGTGTCAAGGATCATTCAAAGCTTTCCTGACGGTGACTATAGAGTAAGGGCTTAGCTAATCCTACCGTTGGATTCCCAAATACACTGATTGAGCTTCTTAAAGGAATATAAAGGTGTAGGCTATAGAAGATAAAAGCGGCACACCATGTGTGCATCCTTTGAACGTATGACTTAAAACAAATAAACCATTTCAGAGATAAATAACATTGTATAATTCGTATCGTTGGTCAATCACTGACGATCTCAAAGAGGATACGAACATGGAGAATAAAGTAAAAATTGACGCAGCAGTTCTGCGGGGTAATCGTATGGAGTTGAGTAACATTGGTGGAACGCTTGGTGGACGGTTCTTCCGCCTTAACAAGCACGCAATTGACGATGAGTATGGTAATCTCATCGCACAGATTCGTAACACGGGTAACAAGGAGTTGTGCCTCAACCGAGGCATCAACCGGTATGCAATCCAGGGCTTCGATATTCATCGTATCGAGTTCAAGAACGCAGGTGACGGCACGCCGTGCGTCTTTATCAACGAGGGTGACAAGAACTCTCGTGGTGAGGACATGAGCGCAGTGTGTCCTGTGGGCAATCGCAACCGACCATTCACGGAGGCTTCCGAGGAGAGTATTGGCGAGGCTATCGAGTCTCAGCGACGGGATCTTATCTTTGCCGATCCCGATGGTGTGGTGGATATCGTAAACCGCTATAACCAGAATGAGATGGCACGAATCGACAGTCTCATTCAGCAGCTCACCAAGGCTAAGAACAACATCGTTCAGACGATCGAGAACAACAACAAGCGTGCCATGGAGTACAAGAAGGAGTTACGGGACAGTAGCAAGACCGTGACATCCGCATCGATCGTTGGATCCATTAGCGTCGAGTAACTATGAGTGTGACATCCAATTGTATAACCGAAAACAGTAAGCTCCACATTCAGGAGATGCTTCTCACTCCTCAGATCAGTGAGACTGTATATTCTGATGTAAAGAAGGGTAAGACCTATAAGCTTACACGGATCCGAAACGACGGATCAATTTATCTCGGTGAGACTTCTTATGAGTGGTGGAACAATCTGTTCAACCTTAGTAAGGAGATCTCATTTGAGACGTTCTGTATGCGAGTATACGAGGCTATTGCCCAGATGGCTGGTGCAGAGGGCTCCGATACCCAAAAGACAATCATGCGTGGTTTGAATAAAGACATTCTCACTGCGTTGATAGCTACGAAAGATGTGAATATCGTGGTGGATCGTTTGTTCGATACGCTGCGCTTCGCAATCGAATCTAGCCCCATGGCGTCTAAGGGGACTCCCTTACGGCGTGAGTCTGCTGAGGATATCCTTAGCAAACTAAAATTCACTGGAGGAGCCGATCTTCCTGTATACGACTCCCGAGGCGACATTCTCGTGACACTTTACATGGAACCTACTGGGTATAAGGTACGGCATGTGGACGATTAACTTGGGCTAACCAGATGCTACAGTCATCTGTAGTTGCAGATCAATGCGTATCTGTAACATACCTTTATGTGAGCTCGTAACATATCGTATCATTAAACCAATAGACTTCCTACATTATAAGCCAAAATGTTCTATGAACAACTTATGTTCCATATGCTGTAGTCATATGCAATCTTAAGATCAATGCGTATCTTAAGAGCAAAGTTTGTATGTTCAATGAACTAAGAGCTAACTCCAAACAACAATCACCCCTAAAGAACTGCGTTTGCGCTCCGTATGCTGTAGTCATACGCCTTTGTAAGATCAATGCGTATCTTACAAGTCAAGCTTACGCAGTTCACATTGTCCCGTGGTGTAAATGGAAACACAACAGATTTTGGTTCTGTCATTCATGGTTCGAACCCATGCGGGATAACTAGGTAACTTACGAGGCACTCGAATTCAACTATGTTTTACTTTAAAGATATCAAATATGAAGAAGAATAAGAAGTTGAATGCCAATGATATTATCAGCACTCGTAAGCGTCTCGATAGTGAGATTGCCACCTATTGGTCTTTTATCAAGGCCGAGAACACATTGCGTAATAACGCTCTGAAGTTTCGTACACACAATCTTCTGGAGCTATATAACCAGATTACGCAGAAGATTGAGCACCGAATCCTGATTAAGGGTTTGCTCAATAATCTTAACAACGACAAGCTTAGTTTTAGTAGTTCTGAGTTTATGAAGTCTCATTATTATAACATTTTCCGTCTTCAGGAGTGCCAGGAGCAGATTACGAAGCTCAATGAGATTCGTAAACGCTGTCTTGCACCTCAGCTGAAGGCTCAGAAGGGTAAGAAGGCACTCGGTTATAACGAGGTGTTTACCCATGAGAAGATTTCATCTATCATCAACAAGCTTGAGTTGATGGTGGCATCTTGCAAGAGTGCAATTGCCAAGTATAACGACGAGACGCAAATTGAGATAATTGACAACAGTCTCGATGCCGTTCTTGCGGCATAAAACAAGATAGAGCTTAGTGTTTTGGACTGCCCAGAGGGGATTCTGATCGATGCAGAAAAAGCTCACAGAGAGCATTTAATCGGCACGGCTTAACAACTAACCATTAGACGTGTCAAATGCGCTTAGAAGGCCTGTATGAGGCCTTAAATCGAATGTATCACACACTAACGACATTATCAAAATGAATACATATAATATTGACAAGCAGTTTAAGAAGTTTTGGAAGATTAGTCACACGAAGGACGTATTGTTGTTGAAAATAATGCATCTTTTGGAAACCAAAAACGGACAATCATTCGTTAATAATCTCCATAGGTACAGTATAAAGGAGTTAAGTACGATGTATCGTACGAACCTCATGCTCCTTAACAATAGTAAGGACGTATATGCAGTGATTAACAAAGCAATATCTCTATGTAACATGAAACCTACTCCAGGAGCCCCGTACAAGCCCTGGGAGGTACCTGAGAAGCCAAATTATCCTATGTACCTTACAAGTGGACGTCAGCCCTTTAAAACGATCCATACGGCCGTTTATAGGCGTTTTCCGCACACTAAGAAGGTTGAGGATTATGGTTGGGACATCAAGTATCGTGATATCTCTGACATAGGATTGTTGGAGAATAAGCGTATCTACTGGCGATATGAGTATTATCGTGATTATACAAAGCTTCTTGAGAAACATAAAATGGAGCGTTGGGAGCGTAAGCACCCACGTCCTACGGATACGATGCTGAAGCAAGACTTCTTCCCAGAGATGCTAACAGCGGCATGGGAGAAGCGAGAGAATGAGGCTCGTAACTGCATACGTAATCTTGTGAAAGAAAAGTATGACAAATCATCTGTACCGTGTATCGCACGAGTCAAGAACTATGACGGCACATACAAGAATGAGATTGTGAGTTGGATTAGTGATCCGCATAACAATATCGGTCGTATAAACAATGACGACTATGCAAACAACTCGTTAGTTCGTACAGGAGCAAAGGATCTCCTTACGTATTCCATGAATAAAAACGTTGTATGCGGGTACATACAGAATCGAACTCAGACGTTAGGTCGTACATTGACGATGGACATGATTCATCAGATTGCTGCCTAACGTGAGACCTATTTGGCACTATAACGGTGTTGAATAGGTCTTTTTGCGAATGTGGTGGAATGGTAGACACGTAACACTTAGGATGTTATGCTAAATAGCGTGCAGGTTCGAGTCCTGTCATTCGCACAACGTATTGTCGTGATTTTGAATTTAAACGCCAGAATTCTTTTCAAGATAGAGTCACAAGCGTGTGACAAAAATACTCAGGTGTGTGAACATATGAGTATCTTGACTCCGTAGCTCAGAGGTTAGAGCAGGGCATAGTTAATGTCAAGATCACAGGTTCGAGTCCTGTAGGAGTCGCAATAGTACAGTTAATGTCTTTTTATTGTTAGCATTTTTTAACCGGAATTCTGCAATGATTTGATGATACCACAAAAACATAGTTATTGTGAAATAATTGTGTTTTAGCACCAACAGTGGTTGGTGTATTTGCCTCTTTAGCTCAATTGGTCAGAGCACGAGATTTGTAATCCCGGGGTCGTTGGTTCGAATCCGACAAGAGGCTCTATATGGCGTGATGGTGAAAATGGTAGACACGATGGATTTAAGATCCATTGGCCAGTAATGGCCGTGTGGGTTCGAACCCCACTCGCGCTACGTGTTATTTTGTTTTTCCATTAGTTACAATATGTAGTTTTTTTCCATTTATTTCTCATACGGTCTGTGAAGATAGTATGAGACCCGGGCCTTTAGCTTAGTGGTTAAAGCAGCTGACTCATAATCAGAAGATCACAGGTTCAAGCCCTGTATGGCCCACACAACACGAACAGCTGAAATATGTGCTTTGAATATAAGCAGTAAGTCGTGGCAAGCTTACTTTAAAGTATTTAGCCTTCATGAATTGATAAATATGATTGTTCGTGACCAACACTGCTATAGACGTATAGATCGTAAAGCCAGAGCCTCTGGATTCAAGCAATGGCGCAGAACGTAGGCTGCAGTTGGCAACTCACTATAGTTTAAGTTGCAGGGCAGAGTGGTCTCGGAGATTCGAGAAAGGGTTCGACTCCCAACTGCCCTCTATAACCAAACGAGTCTTAGAACCATGGTAATACATAACAAACCAGTTATCGTCTACGATATTGAGGTGTTTCCGAATGTGTTTCACTGCACTTGCAAAAACACTGAAACTGGAGAGTATAACAAGTTCGAGATTTCGCAACGTAGAATTGATATTGATAGTTTAGTTGAGTTCTTCAATAGAAATTATCTCTTTTGTGGATACAACAATAAACGCTACGATGATGTTGTAATCAACTATATTATCATGTATCGAGAACCATTATCCAAATCTCCATATTGGAGATGTACGGATAGTATCTACAAGCTGTCTCAAACAGTTGTATTGTCCAAAGACGGAGATACTAAAGTATTTAGACGATGGATGTTCGCAAATTATTTCGAATCTATGGATCTACTAACAATGTTGTTTAGTAGTAAATTACGTGTAGGTTTGAAAGAAATGCAAATAACGATGTTCTATCATAATGTCCAAGAGTACGATGGAGATTTCAATGAATTTCTTCCACTTAACCAGATTGACAAAATGATAGCGTATAACATCAACGACGTAGATTCAACTGAACAGTTGCTGAATACGTTACAAAAGAAAGGAGAAATCGATGTACGGTTATTCATGGAAGATGAGTATAATATCAATGCATTATCCATGGATAGCGTCAAATTCGGAGAAACGATGCTTCTTAAGGAGTATTGTAAACGTACACACCAAAGGGAGAGTATAGTCAGTGAACAAAGATCTCCTATGGATTATGTACCTCTGAAGGACGTTATTCTACCGTTCATTACATATAAAAATCCGATATTACAAGGCGTTTTGGAAGATATGAAACGACAAGTCGTTCCTACCAGAAAAGAGCTTATTCCAAAAGGCCAAAAAGCATACGAGAAGTGTTTTGTTATCTCGAAAACGCGCTACTCTGTTGGAGTTGGAGGAATTCATTCCTTAAACAAACCAGAGATCTTCGTTCCAAGTGAAGGTGAGTACATAGGGCATGCAGATGTCACCTCAATGTATCCATCTTTTATTGTACAATATAAGTGGGTACCCCGTCACTTAGGAAAAGAATTTTGGGAGTTGTATAAGCATGTATATCATGAACGTATAGCTGCCAAACGTAGTGGAGAATCAGTCAAGTCGACAGCTCTAAAGCTTGTTCTGAACTCAGTAACAGGGAAAATGCAGCAAGAAACCTCATGGATGTATGATCCATTTTCAGTGTTTAAGATTCGTATCAACGGACAGTTGGTACTTCTTATGCTTGTAGATAGATTACTCCAGTTGGGCTGTAGGATTGTACAGGTCAATACAGATGGTGTCATGTATGTTGCTAAGGAAGCAGATAGGAGTGGTGTCCAATCAGCAATCCATGAAGTAGAGCAACTTACACGTTTAGGTTTCGAAACTGATGACTACGAAGCGTTTTATCAGTACGCTGTTAACGATTATTTCGGTGTCGTTAAAGGGTATTCTCAATCCAAGAACCCAAAATTGATAGAGAAAAAGGGAATGTTTATCACAGATGCCAAACTAGGTAAAGGTCTTGCACCATTGATCATACCTAAAGCTGTGATTAACTATTTCCTTACAAAACAAGATGTGTCAGAGTTTATCAAAAGTGCTAACAACATTGATGATTTTTTAATGACACAACGCGTTGATAAGAAGTTCAAGGTTGAATACGCAGATAAGTATATTCAGCGAATCAACCGCTTCTATGCATCAACAAATGGATACTACTTGTTTAAGGTTAAATATGAGGATGATGGTCCTCATTATTCGAACATGCTAACAAAATCCGGCATAACAATCTTGAATAAGTTAGACTCCAAACCCATTGAAGACAGAAAGATCAACTACAGCTACTACATATCAGAAGCTCGTAAGATTATAAATGATCTACAATGTCGACAGTTAGAACTTTTTTAGTAACCAACTTGTTAACCTTTGAGTATAAGAGATGATTATTGAATTAGATACAAAACTTGCGGATTTACCGCAACAACTCAATATGAACCAGTTGGTGTTCCTAAGTATGGTATTAGACGACAATCACAAAAACAATCAAGACGTCCAAAAAATTGTCAGCCTAATTACGGACGATGAAATATCATACTTAGTTTCTCAGGGACTTATAACCTCGATAGAGAAAGGTAATTCAATTACGTATCAAGCAACTGATCAGCTTAAAAACCATTTAAAACCTGAAAAGGATTGGTTTGATCAGTTTTACGATATGTACCCAGTCTATATTATGCGACCAGATGGTGTAAAAACCTATCTTAGAGCAAACGTGAATAAATGTAGACGCATGTTTAATTCAAATGTTGGAAGAAGCTCAGCAATGGCCCAACATCTCATTGACTGTCTTAAGTTTGAACTCGATAAAAAGACTAGAACAGGAAAGTTGATGTATATGAAGACAATGTGGAGATGGTTAGTTGACCATCAATGGGAAGAATCTGAGGAAGAAATGCAAGACCAAGTGAACGAAACAAAACAACAAAGTTATGGAACAGAACTCATCTAATCTTAGAATACGACCAATGTCTATAGTAGCTCAAGAAGCTATTGACTATATACGTGGTAGGAAGGAACACAGTGTTGTGTCTCTAAGAACAAGATGGGATAAGCTCAACTCTCAGTGCATGGGAGGTATTGAGCCTAACACTGTTTACACGTTTACTGGAATTTCAGGAACAGGTAAGAGCTCTCTTGCAAATCTTATCGCAACGGACATTATTGATCTTAATCCGAGTGAAGACATTGTGATTCTTAATTTTTCGTTAGAAATGGTTGGCTTTAGGCAGGTTGGAAGGACGCTCTCAAACAAGCTTAAGAGAACGACTTCTGACTTGTATAGTTCTGAAAAGGATCTGGACGACAAAACCTTCGCTAGTGTCGTATCAGTAGCCTCCAAGCTAAAGAAGTATCCAATCTACTTTGTAGACAATCCTGGTACTTCTACGCAAGTTAAGAACACAATTATGGCATTCTATGAAAAGTATGTGAAAGATACTGGAAAACATTTCATTATAATGTACGATCACGCACTTCTAACAACGCGTGATGGTTCAGTATTGGAGACAATAAGCAACCTGCTTCAGGTTTTCATACAAGCTAAGAAGTTACCTCTTACGAGTATTATACTTCTTACGCAAATGAATAGAAACATAGAACAGCCAGAAAGGATTAACAACCCATCGGGACATTTCCCGATGAGAAGTGATTTATCATCATCAGATGCTGTATTCCAAGGCAGTGATTATGTCTTGGCAATGCATCGACCGGAATTGTTGGGAATAAGGGAGTACGGACCCATGAAGTTACCAACAGAGAACAAGGTTTACATGCATATCTTAAAAAATAGAGATGCGGGTAAGCCGTGCATCATCGAATTCGAGAACGATCTTAAGTTCAACAATCTGATTGAGTGCTAAGCATCTGAGAAGACGTTTAACACATTATATAAGGCTGAATATTATGATTAAGAATACTTTTATCGTTGACAAGACTAACACCAATAACAATTACAATACGTATGACAACTATTCTGAGGATCTCACTTCTCTTATTCTGTCTTCTGTGATTGCGAAGAACTCTTCTATGCAGCAGGAGAAGCCCAAGAAGAAGAGTTTGTTTAGTTTTATGTTCAACAATAAGCCTGCGAAGACAATCAAGCCGACCAAGGAGATCGGTTTGTTGGAGGCAATCAACTATCTTGCAAACGATTATCATCCCGATAACTATTGCGGTGATTACACGAAAATTAAGCTTGCTGACGGTACGATTATTCGTATCTTTGGTGACGATGAGGTTCAGATCAACGATACTCTTTTGAGTCTTGATGATTCTGCAGCCATTCTCAAGTCTCTGAAGCCGTCAACGCAGAAGTTGGTGATTGATTTCGTGATCAACATCAAGTTCTAACAATATAAAAAATAGACTCAAGAAGCATGATAACACTACCTACAAGTAAGGTTCCAGCAACATCCACTAATCCCAAATTTTTGATTCTTTATGGGCGCCCCAAATGCGGAAAAACGTCCGCTCTTGCCCAATTAGATAACAATCTAATAATCGATCTTGAGGGAGGAAGTACGTTTATTGATGCTATGGCTATACAGGCCAGGAGTGTTAATGAACTAGGGGAGATTGCTCAAGCCATCAGAGCTAAGAACACTGAAGTGGGGCATAATTTCTACAAGCATATCACTATTGATAATGCTACTCGTTTAGAAGAAATCTGTTTAGGTTACGCTGCTACGTTATACAAGAAGACCCCGCTTGGTAAGAAGTGGGAAGGAACAGACGTCAAAACTCTTCCAAACGGATCGGGCTATTTATACATTCGCCAAGCGGTCCGTAAGGTTATTGACATGTTCCGTGAATTGTGTGACGAATTCATTCTAGTAGGTCATGTAAAAGACGTACAGATTGAACAGAACGGTGAGGAACTTAACCAGATGGCCCTCGATTTAGTGGGAAAACTTGGAACTATCATCTGTGGCGAATCTGATGCTGTTGGACTCGTATATCGTAAAGGTAACGAGACACATATCAGTTTTGTCGGAGGTGATGGTACAACAAAGGAAGCACGAGCTCCCCATTTGCGTGGAAAAGACATTGTTGTTGCAACAGGTAATGATGATAGTACAATAACCACGTATTGGGACAAAGTGTATAAAAACGATTAAAGAACTATAAAGTCAGGAAATTATGTTTAATACAAAGAACGCAGTTATTACGAATACAGAGAACAATGGCAATTATATGCCTGCCGGTATTAATGAGAATGTGCATTTGAAGGAGGTTAACGTAAATGTATCTCCTACTGGTCTAGACTTCCTGGAGATTGTTTTTGAGAACAAAGATGGTCAGACAGTTAGTATGAGTGAGTGGCAGAACAAGAAGGGTTTGTATACAAAGACCGATGAGGATCTTCAGCGTGCTGATGATCGCCAGTTTGGTCGTTTGATTCAGATCATCAATTGTTTCTATCCGACAATCGAGGATGTTGAGCTTAACTCATTCAAAGAGATGATCACTTGGGTTAAGAATAAACTCGATCCCATGATCGCTACGCAAAAGGAGCTTCGTCTCAAGGCCGTGTTTGATAAGAACAATTATGTAACAGTCTCAAAGAACGGTATCTTTGTAGAGCCGATGACTGTGGACAAGAAGGATTCCCAGATAAAGAAGTTTAGTCGTGACAATTTTGAACGTACAATTGTTGCCGACAAGGAGACTTCTGACCCGCTTACTGGTAAGAGTACTCCGGATACTGGGAAAGGTGCTGACGACCTTCCATTCTAAAATGGTCAGTGGTGGAATGAATCCTAAACCCTAAGCTTACCGGATTGTGCTTTAAACAATCCGACAACTCGTGAACGGTTTTCCTTAGTTTGTGTGTTTAATAAGGAAGAGAGGTTCGATTCCTCTCCACGAGACTAACATAGAACTTATAAGTCAAATGTATAGCACAAGAACAGCTAAAACAATGAGTTTAAAAGACTTATTGGATAAGTTGGATGATTATGCTATTTTCTCGTATTATCTTGGTGATTTTAAGATCAACAAGCTAATGAATAGTCCACTTCGATCTGATGACAAGAACCCATCATTTGCTGTATTTAGAAGCAGAACTGGAGGGTTATTGTATAAAGATCACGGCACTGGTAATGGAGGTAACGCTATTGATTTTATCAAGCGATATCGAAACATCAACACGAGACCAGAGCTTGAAAAAGAACTACTTCGTATAATAAGAAGGGTAAATCCTTCTCAATCCTATCATATCTCCACATACGATTACTCCACGTATCATGATATGGATTTCGGAATAGTTCGACAACCATTTACTAGCGTAGATCGAGATTACTGGAAACAGTTTTCAATATCTATGTCTACGTTAAACTTGTATCAAGTGTTTAGCATTAAATATTTTCTTTGTAATAGAATCGTCCGTGGAATCTACAAAGAGTGTAATCCTATGTATGCGTATAAGGTTGGTAACAAATTTAAAATATACAGACCTTTAGCCTCTAAGTATACTAAATGGCGTTCTAATCTGACAAATCAGGACGTACAGGGATTATCTGAATTACCCAAGGAGGGTGGGAGTATTCTCATTATCACAAAGTCTCTTAAAGATGTGATGGTACTACATGAGATGGGATTTAATGCTATTGCCGCAGCAAGTGAAACAACGTTCGTACCTGAAGATATACTGGCTACTTTGAGTACCAAGTGGTCTACCATACTGATACTATACGATCGAGATGCGACAGGAATGTCAAATGCTCGTAAGTTAAGTAAGAAGTATGGATATGATGCATTTTTTATCCATAAGAGCTTTAAAGCCAAAGATATATCAGATGCCGTTAGAGACAATGGCTTTGATAAAGTAAAACAATGGTTAACCAAAACATTAAGTAGATATGAAGATACTATGATACAAAATGTCGAAAGTTAAGGCTAACAAAGCGATTCCTAAAGGAACTAGGTTAAAACATGTAATTCAAGATGGCTATGAATTTAAAAGTCCATTAGAGGCTTATACTTGGAACGAATTCAAAAAACATAATATTCCAGTACAATATGAACCTCAACATTTTGAACTACAACCTAAATTCGAATACCTCGGGAAACGTTATCGCAATATAAAGTATACTCCAGACTTTATTGGAGATGGGTTTGTGTGCGAATGTAAAGGGAGGGTGCAACGAGACTTCCCCCTTCGTTGGAAGATGTTTTTATACAACTTTAAGCTGAAAGGCTTAGAACGAAAGGCGTACATCGTACATAATCACAAAGAGGTAGATTCAATGATTCAAGAGATTAAATCCAGAAACAATGAAAGAATTTGCTAAAATAGGTGATCGAATTGTTCCGTCACCTCAGGGTGTTGATTATGAGCTTAGTTGTGATCATGTGTATGAGATGCAGTATGACCCATTTGGTGGTGAGATGTATCTTGTAGAGCGAGATCCTATTAAAGATCAAGTACTATATTTTACACAGGATGATAAGAAGTTCATTAATTGCGTCCTAAACCATGCGTCTCGAAGTGAGAAGACTACTGGTGTACTACTGTGTGGACTGAAGGGATCAGGTAAAACTGCTATGGCTAAACATATAGCTAAGAAGTCAGGAATGCCTGTGATCATCGGAAATCCTAGTATCAGGATAAGTCGTCTAAAAGAGTTTTGTGCTAAGATTCATCAAGCTGTTTGTATAATATTTGATGAGTTTGAGAAAGAGTGGGATTCTTCTGAGGTACTAACTCTTTTGGATGGAGTCCAAGACGGTTGTAAGCGATTAGTGCTTATGACTTGTAATGATAAGAAAGGTTTATCTGATTATTTGTTTGACCGCTGTTCTCGTATACGTTATCAACGAGAATTCTATGGTGTTGATGAAGACATAGTCAACAAACTGGTCACTAATGTTTGCGGAAAAGAGGATAAAGAATTAGCTAATTTTATATTCAGCAAGTTCAAAGTGTTGTCTTACGACAATATAATGTCTTTCTTGGATGAGTTAAATCATTCTAATGATTCGAAAGAAGATATTCTCAAATTCATGAACATAGCACTCAAAAATGAGTAATAAAGAGTCAAACGAACTGAAAAAGCAATTCGAGATTGCATTTAAAAACCATGATCCTAAGCTTGCGTTAGAAATAATACGTAGGCATAAGGGTTTGAGACATCGATCCAATGGAAAAGACTAAGATCCCGTATTATGAGGATATGACTCGAATAAGCAATAGCAACATAGGCTGGTTCCTAAAGAAGGGGCCAGCCTATTTGCGTAATATGCTTGATGGGAAAGAAGAAGGTTTGAGCTTACCACAATTAGCTAAGGGTACAATGATACACGAATACCTTCTTCAACCTGAAGAGTTTCAAAAAGACTACGTTGTATGGGATGCTCCGCAACCAAAATCCTCACAAGAAACAAAGTTCTGCGAAGAGCTAGCTACAACCACTGAAATAGAGCCTGATAAAGCCGTTCTAAGCGCATATAAAGCCGCATACAGGACAACTGGCCAGAGTGAGAGTAAAATGCTCTCAGAAGGCCTGAAAAAGGCCTCTACGCTTAATTTGTATATCCAAAGCATTAAGGAGAACGATAAGCGTATTAAGATAAGCCCGTATACGATGAATAAGCTCATGGAACTGTCTGAAGTATGTAACAAACACAAGAAAGCAAGAGAGCTACTTGCGGATGATCATGCTTCGGATATACTAACATATCATGAGTTTCACATCAACTGGGAGCTATGTGGTGTTAAGTGTAAATCATTATTAGATTGCGTCAAATTTGACGTTATACATAAGACAATAATACTGATGGACATTAAAACAACATCACACCTATACTCATTTGAAGATAGTATGAGAGAGTTTGACTATTTGAGACAATTATGTTTCTATACGTTAGCTCTTAAATGGTATATTGAGACTGAGTTGTATGATAACCCGGAAGATTGGACTTTCAAGTGGTATATTGTAGGTATCTCTAACGATTGGTCTAATCAGGTGAGAGTGTTTGAATTCACATCTGATCAGGTCTATAGTAGAATAGAGACTATTTATAAAGCTCTTCAAGAAATCCAATGGCACCAAAGGACAAATAACTGGGACTATTATTCGTCTTACTATGAGTCTGATGGTGCTGAAAAACTGAACCTATGAGTCAATTGTTAAAATTTGCTGTATCTAATCTAAATACGAATCTGACTTATTCTGATGTTAGTCCACAAGCAGGCTTTGTTAAAGCCAGCTTTGACGATATCGATAGGCCGTTCTTAGATAATCACTTCTTTCTGATGTATGATTGGAGTGTTAAGGATAAGCAAGTAGCTGCTACAGAATATAAACTACGATCGTTTGATAATTTGTATAATGTACGTACAATGTTTGTCAATAAAAAGCCTTATGTTGTATATGCATTTACATTACCTGTAAATCTAAAGCGTATGAAGAGTTGTTCGTTTATAGATACGAAGACTAAGAAAAACGCATTAGACTTTTGGTGGAATTACGATTTCAACTTTAGTTCAGATATACTGAACAATAAGTTATATACACCATATGTGTATGATCCTATTCCTGCACAAGATTATAGGCCAGACGACGAGTCTATGTAACAAAAAAAGGAGATGTTCAGATATACTGAACATCTCCTTTTCTTTTTTATATTATATATTACATCAGTTGTCGTGAGGTTAAACAGATAACAACATTACAAATAGTCATCAGAAGTCGTCTGTAAAGCCTTCGTTACCGAAATCATCCGTAAATTCATCATCAGAAACCTTGGATTGATTATTCTCAACCCATTGTGTCTTCTTAGGAACGATGAAATTGTTAGGTGATTGTTGTAAATAGAAGTTTGTGGTAGATTTAATACCTTCTACATGTAATCCTTTAATGAGTGCATCTGCAGAAGTGTTTTGGAATATTTTAAAAATGTCCTTGGTGAATCTATTAAAACCTTTATATCCACCTTGTTTGATCTCCTCATCTGATCTATCGTTGATGATATCCATTGGAATATCCATCCATCTATTCAAATTTTCAATATACGATTTTGCAACAGACGGTGTACTAAGTATATCCATAACAACGCCTGGTGAATACGCAGAAGCTCGCTCTTGAAACAACTTTAACGTAAATGCAAGCATGTGCCAACGAGCTAGATTCTTAGTTGCCTAATCCATATTACTTGTGTCTACGTCAATTATAGGTTTTCCATCAAATGGAAGTAAGTCAATAACCCATTCAGGATCTTTATCAGGATCATCTCCGTCATGACCATATGTAAACGGAACAACAAATCCTAACAACGCTACAACAATACCAGCCAATATAGTCATATCAGCAATCGTTCTACGAACAGCATATCGTTGATTGTCTGTATATTCAAGATTCATACCAGATTGTTCAGACTTCTTTTTCCATCCAATAGCTTGGCTTAACCAAGTTCTACGTAACCACTTCTGACAGCCACGTATGAAGTCTTTAAACACAGCTCCATCAAACTATCCTGTTGATAGATTTTCGTAACCCATCTGATCTCCAACATGTCCGTATTCACTAGACCAGCTTATGTTTTCATTCTTATTGTTGAATTTAACATAATCAATACCATTGTTTCCAAACATGTCCCAATATCGATTTACGAAGAATCCACGCATCAATAAGAAGAATGAACCCCATATGTTCTAAGATAAGAATGCTTTTTCAGACTGATGAACAACTCCATTATATACGGATGTACGATCATGTAATAGTTTAGCCATTCTATTCTTAAGATCTTCTGTGACGTATTGTTCATACTCTTTTTTAACAGAGAAGTTACCATCTTTGTCAAACTCATAAGCATCCCACAGTGTTATTTCTGATCTTTTCCAAACACGTTTACCAGCTTTACGACCAAGCTTCATATTATTCAGAATATTACGCTCCATATCAATGATTTGATTACGAGACATAAACTTCTTCTCACCAGTTGTTGGATCTTCAACAAGCTTAAAGTGTCTATAAAAAGCAATCAGCGTTGATGTGTTAATCATATAATCAGCTAACGAGTATCCAGCCATTCTTCCAAAGAACATGTGTGCAAGTTTATTTAGCTTACTACGATCAGTTTGTTTAAATATACCATGTATATCTTTATCACCAGCCTGATTGTATCGCATAGCTGCTTCGAGCTTGTTATGAGCTTCTCTAGCTCCTATGTTGAAAAACGATTGCAGCGAATATATCATTGCATGTGTCCATCCGTATATGAAATCTGAAACGGTCATATATTTACCACCAATAGCGTCAACAAATGAACTTATCCATGCATCAGCATAACCGACAGTCATTACCGTGATATTGTTACCCAAAAGAGCAACTGTTGCCAAAGAACGTATTGTTTTAGCACGTTGTTGAATGGTTTTGTCTGACTAAGCGTCACGTTTGCTTTTAGTTCTAATCTTAGCAGATGTCTCTTGACCAAATACACGAGAATCAAGTATGTTCTTAAGTTTCTGAGCTTGCTTACCTTGATCTGTACGTAACTATTGGTTACCACCAGGTTCTGTTGTTTCAAGAGCTCTTTGTAAAAGTTCCCACGATGCAACATGCTTAGATTTGTTGTTAAAGTTAGCAGCCATTTGATAATACATAATAACAGATCCTAATACATCTGTTGTTATCAAAGACGGATCTTCTAATCGTTGTACCCAACGAACTGGTAGGTTTGTAATAGGAGTACCATCTGGTCTACGAGGAATATCTAAGTTACTAGTTGCATCTGCATGTTGTTCAGAATATTTACCACTAAACGCATCAACACCCATGTATTTAATAGTTTTCCACATATTACCATTAAACATGTTACGATACAACATTTGCATCTTGTCGCCAGTTATTTGCGGTAATGATTCTGATCGCTCTGAAGCACGTTGAGGTATATATGAATTAGCCTCATCCATAATGCTTTTCAATGCGTTTAAGAACTGCATGTATTTACTATTCTTAGCCAACTTATCATATTTATCATTATGATAAATATCCTCATGTGGTTGTACGGGATGATTATCGTTTGAATCAAAACCTTTGTGATTTACAAAATCTGACATCTCATCAAGTTCTTGATAATCACTAATCGGAACTCTTTCAATCAGTTTGTACGTCTTACCACCCTCAGATATTGTATCAAGTTTTGGTGCTAAATATGAAAACGCACTTAACTATACAGTTCTACCACTTTCGTCGACATATGTAAATAAATCTGCAAACTGTTGATACATTGCAGGATTAGTTGCACCAACTTTATTGTACACTTGCGATAGATAGTTGAAATACGCAGTGTGACTACCATCTGTTGTAACACACTGGATCATATCAGCAAATGTCTTGAACGGAATTTTAGGTTTTGTTTTAGAAATCTTACCTTGTTCAATAAGCTCACGTTTAACTTTAGCAATCTCCTGGTCAATTCTCTTAAGTTCTCTCCACATAGATGTGTCAGTTGATAATCCAGTACCAGCTTTATCTAAGTTAGGTTGATAGAACCCGAGTTTATATTTCATGAGATTTATAAGCTCCTTCTTACGCTTATTTAAAGCGTCTAGTCTTGGATCTTTATATTTACGACCTAACTGTGATAAAAGATCATAAAAGTCATCGGTGAGTTGCATAGAAGTATTATCATTTATAAACCTGTTACGTTCATTAGGATCTGTTATTTCCGATAAACGTTTATTATAAACATCATAGTTGATTTTAAACTTAACATGATTTTTTATAAATGCGTACCAATCAGAAAGTTCATCAGCTATACGTAACGCATCACCTTCTTTTGCTCGTACATTTGTTATTCCGTCGGAATCAACCCATGATTCATAATGCGAACTAAGAGCATTTTTCTATCTTCGTAATACTTCAAGCTTCTTTTTCTCTTGAGGAGATAGTAAGTTTGTGTTGATAAATCCATCCTTATCACGTATATTCTTAGTTATGAGATTTATATTACGATTTATCTGATTCAGAGCAATAAGTGTGGATCTTGACAAATAACGTCTACGCTGTTTATAATAATCAACAGTATATCGTCTATTCGAATGTGTATCCAACCAATCATCTAACTCATCGTAATATTGATTATAAACAGACTTGTCTGCAAGTTCGTCATCATCGTGGAATTGAACATCACCTTCATCGTCGAATGTTATAGCATGAGCTCCGTATTTATCAACGTTTGAGTATTTCTCATTTAACTATGCAATAACTTCATCACGATCTTTATAGAACTATCCGTAGTTAATGGGTCGTATAAAGTATCCAGTCGGAGCACCTTTTTTATCAAGTTCCATGAACTATTTTTGAAAGTTCAATATACTTAATTGAGAGCCGACAGGACGTATCTCGTTATACATTCTAACGAGTTTGTTGCCAACACTTAATGTTTGACGATGAGTTTCAAGATCTGCATTTTTAATAGCATCATCGATCATACGTATAAGTGAAGATCTACTACGAGAGGCCATACCTATCCAAAATTCACCAGCATTTAGTTGCCCATACATATATGAACCCTCTAAGAATTCATAAGCTCTTTGTCTAAAAGCTGCTTTATCTTTAAGATCTAATGTATTTACAGTCTGATCTATATAATATTTAGCATATGGATGAAGCAGATGCGTTTTATACGTATCATATAATGTATTTAACGCTACATTTAATTGTTGACAATATGCAGCAAGATCAACTCTACCATCTGGATTTAAACTATACCAATATTTGTTATACTGAGAAACAGCCGATGTTGGAGATGAGAATAGTTGATTTATATATGAGAATAATAGCTGATAATGACCTAACAAATCTCGTTCTAGAGATATCAACATATCTGGGTTCCATTCAGAAGGATTCTTATGAACAATAGATTGTATATATTGGTATACATGTGCGATATCGCTATCAGCATTACGTAACGAATCAAATAGTGCATCATACAAATCTTCAACCTTATTGCCGTCGTATTGCTCAAATCGTTCAATCTAGTTCTTAAGTCTAACTATTAATTTCTCATTACGATTCTTCTTAGCTTGAGAAGCTTTTAAACGACTTGTTGTACTAGAATGTAGTTTGTGCAATATATCACGATCTTTTTCATTTAACAACAGAGATGATGAATAATCACCAACAGCTCTATCGTATATAATCTGTACATTCTAATCGTGATGAAGTTCTGCATTCCACATTTGTGCAGCACGTATAGCGTTAATGACTTCTGCTTTTTGTTGATCGGTAATAGTCTTAACATCAAAAACGCTCTTAGCTAATTTGGTAAGATTATCCCAGAAGCTAGCTATATAATCAAGTATAGACTTGTTGTTTATACGATCGTTGATGTTTTGATCAGTGACGGCATTTACTAAAGCTCTCTCAAGATATTCAGACGTCCTAGAACCAGTGTCATTGAATATATCTAAGCCTTTTTGAATAAGATCAGAATTCCAAAATAAACGAATATAATCACGAGCAATTGCTTTATCAACAGCTACTATATCACATTCAATGAAAGCTTTATATAAAGCTGTTGTCACATTGTTATAATCACTAACACCAGCTACTTCATGATATAGCTCGGAATATTTAGAACGATATTTCTACCATGTATCCTCGTTTAGTTGATTTATAGTATATTCTAAAAAATCATCTGTTTTACGATGTCTTGTTGCAACGTAGATACCATCAACATACTATAAGTTGTAACGATTAGCCAATAACTGTTGTACGGACTTAAGAGAATCTTTCATACGATGACTATCATACTCGACAATCTTAGCAGCTCTTGTTTGATTATCCCAACCTGTTATAGATTTATTTATCTTACTACTAACACTTACGAAAGCATCTTCTTGAGACTTTAGCCATCTATCTTTTTCGGATTTAACCTAATCAAATACATCAGATATACTCTTTAAAAACAGTTGGTTGCTTAATGAAAAACGTTGTTCAAAATCAGGAATTGTTTTAAGCTCAACAAACTACACATCATCTGATAATATCAGTTCTGTTAATCTTTTAAAACCAATACCTTCAGCTAAGTTCTCAGCTGTGATTTCATATTTCTGTATGATAGCATTAAACTTAGGAACTCGCTTTAGATACCCGACAATACCTTTAAATAAATCTAAAACTTTATCTCCGAAATTATATTTAGCTTTAGATTTCTTTTTATCTGAAAAACGATTTTTAAACTCATCAAATACGTATCTACTCAACGCCTGAGTAACCAATTCTTCATCTTGGTGTTCTTTATACAAAGCGTTTATTTCAAGACTCAATTCTTGAAAATTATCCTTTGCAAATGATAACAGTCTTTTGAATAACTCAGGATTATCCTGCTTGATATTGTATATAAGAACGTGCAACATTTCTTCAGCTAGAATCTAACCGTTAAATCTACCAGCACGCAAGTATATTGTATTACCAGCAATGAACGAATTAGCAGATCTTGCTTCAATACCCGTACCTTTTCCAACAGACCAATCTGATAACTTATTCCATGTTTCTTCGCCAGCAACAAGTATTTTAAACCTGTTTCCAAATACGTCCTGTAGCTTTTGTTTAAAAGCTCTTAGCATATCGTCTGGATTCCCAGGCTTGAATAAGTCACGGGATATTATATCCTTACGATCTACTGTCAAAGGCTTTTTAGACTAGCTATATGCTTGTATAATAGTATAACCACCTTGGAAAAACCATTCATTACCATGTCTTATATATTGACGTGTTGGGTTGATTCCACGATCATTCAAAAGTTGTCTAGCTTCCTTAACAGCTCTATATGTATGACCAGTTTGTGTTTTGTTTTCTTCAAACCAGTTGATCATTGATTGTACATCGAGACTGTATCGTAGACCACCCTGTAATGGACTTATTGTACCGTCTCTGTTGATAGATCTTATGTTATACTGATCTGCAACGTTGACAACAACGTTGTACGAGTCATCATCAACTATAGATAGTGATTTATCTAATGTAGATACGTAACATGGATATACGGAAGAACTTGTATCTGATAACGACATTGCCTTATTTGTAAAGGCTGTAGATGGTTCGTTAGACTCATAAAACAAAACCCTCGGTTCTCCGTTAGAATCAACAGATGTACTTTTATAATCAAGACCGGTAAGCCAATCTCCAAACCAATCTTTAAAATATTGTGTGTATGTTACAGACTTAGCTTTTATAGCCTATGATCGATCTCCATATAATGACTGGAGATTTGAAAACAAAGTAGAGTCGGCTCCGTTAGGAGCCTTATCTACCATGTATCCATTATTAAGTGACCATACAGCATACGCACCTACTTCACCTAAAGTAGACACAAGCTCATTAAACTCTTTAGCTACGTCTGGATTACTTAAATTAGGACAAAAATACATATTAATTACCTTTACAATGTTTCATAATATCATCATTAAATAACGATTGTTGACGTGAATCGTCATACTTGACATCAATAGACTCGATTATAGGAATTGCGATATCATCGTATATTATATCGTCATCAATATTCTCCAAAAAGTCACACATATGATTTGCAACAGCACCTCTTGCATCATTATAATTCACATAATCAGCTAACATGAACATAACTTCATTAGGCGCACCAAGGTCTGAAATATTAGACAATCTTTCTTGCAACTATTCATCATTTATTTGCTATATTTTTTCACGCACAGCTTTGTTGGAAACTCTACCAATGATGTTTTCAGCATTATAGATTTTAGCAGCTATGTTGATTGCATCAATAAGCGATACTCCGTTTATAACTGACTTTCCTGTTATAACAGGCGTTATGTATTGTTGCTCATTTGGAGAAATTGCGTTTACTTTATCTATAGCACGCTAAACCTCATCTGAAACATCTATATCTCCATCATGTTTAGTAATACCAACTAATCTTAATTTCTCAGACATTGATAAATGCTCATCTACTCCACTATATGCAACTTCAGCATTACTTGTTACGAAATCCCTCAGTGTCATATGATTAAAATCTTTCAACGTCAGAGCTTCGATATCTTCCTTAGACCAATTAGAGAATGTTTGCTTAAGGCTCTACCAGAACTTAAGAATCCAATCCTTAAGCTTAGATATTATATCAGAAGATCCTTGCTTAGCTTCAATCTCTGAAATAAGTTTAACACCGCCTTCACCAACAAGCCTTGCATGAACCTCAGAAGCAATCATAAACTCACGCTGTGCATCAGACATATTAGACCACTTCTTACCATAGAACTCACTATTAGCTATTTCGTTCCAAAACTTACCACCATTGAACTACTTCATTAACTCAACACCACGTATCCACAGTGACGGATTTTTCGAAGCAACAACTCTATCCCAAATGTGCGTATATTCATGTATAGGATGTTCTGGTCTAATCTTATTTTTATCAAGATGTACATTGCCATGATTATCAACATATCCATAAACAACACCTTTTGAATCTTTAAAGAAGTGAATGTTGTTATTATCTATTGAGAACGTTGTGTTTTCTCCACCAGCTGATTTAATTTGATTAGGAGATATAAAACTATAAGAAATACCACCTCCTTCTGCTTTATTTTCATATTTTGCGCCATCATATCCTAAAGAAAGCATTAACTTTCTTAATTCAGAATTAGATATTCCTCTAAGAGATGAATATCTCTCTCTAGAAATAATGCCTTGTTTATATAACTCTGACAACATATAACTTGCAGTTTCGTGTACAAAATCATCTGTATACAGTGGATTTCTTGCGTTGAGGAATAAAGCAAGTTGATTACCTTTAATCGTATTAGCAGTTTCATGTGTTCCTACATGACCAAAAGGTTCTGACATACCTGGAAGAATCCTTGACTCATGATCCATATCAAATACACTAAACTTAAAAGGAGTATTGTGGTACACTACCAACGGTTCACCATTCTCATCAACTACTTTAGATGCGTTCTTAGGATCATTCTACCAATCACCAAACCAATCTTTAAACTCTTTAGTTCTTACTTGAGCATATAGACGTTCTGGTAAATTAGATGGTTTACCGTTAGGAGCTAATAATCTACCTTTAGAATCTCTTGGAGCTTCATCTAAGATAGTCTACAATCTCTGTTCATAATCATCTGTTTCAGTAGAAATAAGTTCTACAAGATTATGGTATTCCTTATTGTTAGACTAAATTAATTCATCAAAAAAATCAGTAAATTCGCTAACAGTTGTACTAGATAGAGCCTCATCAAGAATATAGTCGAAAGTAGGTTTTAACTATTCGTAAGCGGTTTTAGATTTACCTGTGAATATACGCGCGATAAAGTCTGCAATCTTTTCAAACACAGACATATTTTTAACCTTTGGTGCAGGTACAGTCTTTAGCCATTCTCTATACTCAGCATTTGAGAAGAACTCTGCAATCATCTCTTTTGCATTGGAATTGCCATACCAACCGACTCCTTTAAGTCTTAAATACTTGGCATATTCATCAAGCAGTGCAGCCGTTCGTGGATTATCATGTAAATATTGAAGCGTTATAACATGAATTGTTTCATGTATAATCGTATTAATAAGTTCAAATTCGTCCTTATTTGTAGTCGTAAGACGTACAATTGATATAGATGGTTTATGAGGATATGGTATTGTACTACCAAGTACATTCAGCGGACGGTTGTGAGAGTTCAACTATATAGTTGTATCGCCACGCATCTTACTTAAAATAGTATCGATTATGTCATCATAAACACTAGTACGCTGCTTTATATCAGAAAGAACTTCTTTAAGAGATCTTTTTTGTTTATCTTTAAATGTGAGAACTAATGGTGATAAGTTGAAAACTTTATCTCTAACCTTAGATCTTTTGGCATTAGGATTATTACGTTGAGTTGTACGATCGACAGCTGTTATATATTCAATAAGGTGTTGTTTGAACTTATGGTTCTTTAATCCTTCAAGAACAGCTTCAAGTTTATATATATGGTTGATATTACCCATGCGAGCATTGTTGTACAATCTAACCATAACCTGTATCTTTTTAGATATATCAGAAAATGATTTTGCGTAATAACCATATCTTTGTTTAGACCAACCTTTATAGTAAATAGCTGGGAATAATTGTTGAGCCATCCATGTTTGATAACGACCAATAGCCGCAGTATCTGTTTCAACGTTACCTGTTATTTTACCGCTCTTAAGTGCTCCAAACAACTATGCTGTTATATTACGAGCATCATATCGTGTTGAAAATCCAAGTTGTCTATTTTTAGCTGCAGCTATGGCTTTTGGCAGAACAGACTACTTAAGTTCGTTGTTGATATAGAATTCTACTCTATCTAAGAATGACTCACGATCTTTTTCTTCGTTATAAAATTTAATGATATCTCCAGCAATTTCTTTAGGTAGAGCTTTGCGTAGTTGATAATATATATTATCTGCACTGTAACGTGTATTATTCACCTTCTTAGGCGTCTGTTTGAGTTGCCTATGTGTGCTAGCAATAGTGTTTATCAACCTAGATCTAGAAATAGATATTGTGTCAGAGTTAGTACCAGAAGTATTATCTGCAGTAACAATAGCGTTCGGTCGTTCTATAGCAAACTGATAATCTTCATTCCTTTCAATATCATTCTTGTCGATACCGTATACAGTAAAACCACTATCTTTAAGGTGTTGAACAAGTTGTTCTGTTACTGATTTTTCAGAACTATCAGTGTTTGGCTCAGATGGTTTGGTCTAAGTATTTTGAGACTTACGTAACTCATCACGAACTTCCATTAACAATCTTGGGAATTCAGTCTTCCATGGAGATCTAGCTTGATTATGTGTGAGTGTTGCATTACCAGTATCAAGAAGTCTTTGAGTTGCTTTAGGATTCTGTTCAAAAGATTCCTTAAGCAACTGTTTCATAACATCAGAAGAATTTGCATCCCATTTAGCAACATCTAATCCTTTTATCTTACGACCAAGAAGTCTTAATTCTCCACCAGATGTTGTATTCATTATATCATTAAGAACGTTGTTATTGTTAGCATCTTGTTTTGCAAACAACGCACCTTTAATATAATGAAATGCTTGTTCTACAGATTGGAATGTTTTCTGAGTACCATCGTTAAACGTATGAATGAATGGTCTTATTGCAAAGTTACTCAGTTCGATATTTTCACCATTTTTACCATTACCAAAATATATATTAATACGAATTGGTTGTGTTTGGCCTTCATCTGTAATAGCTGCTGCTATACCACCGACTTGTTCTGTTCGTAAGTCATTCAATATTTTAGCGTACTCATCTCCAAAGTTCTATTTCATAACAGGCAACTGATTTATAAAATCTGCCGATTCTACAAAATTTCGTAACGCATTTTGATCTACAACATATTCCGTACTAGATAGGGTTGAATCGTTACGACCGTATTCAGTGACCATAAATCCTCCAGATACCTTAGTACCTTTAGGTTGTACAAGAGTGTATACAGGATACTGAATACCACCGTTGTATCTTGCAAATCCATATAACTGATATACGTTATATTGACGTTGTGAATCATAATGATTATACGAACGTGGTAACTTTATGAACTTTGGTGCGTCTGTGACACTAATACTTGGTACATAAATACCCTCGTCATTCTTTTTAAGAGCAGCCAACATTGTAGGATAAGCAGATAGCGTTTGTCTACTTCCGTTACTATGAGTCATCTTAGCAACACCTATAAAATTTGAACTACGCTTACCATTAGCATCTTTTGAATAGAATTGATATGTAGGAACAAGCTTGTTATCATACCAGTTGTTCAAAAGAACATCATTTAGATCAACAGTAGGAATATAAGAATTGAGCTGCTCTAGTTTTCTATTGATGAAATTTGCATAACCGCTCTTTTTACGCCAAGATGCAGGTACGTACTTAAACATTTTTGCAAAACCTTGAGTATCTCCAGATGTTATAAATGCGTATACAACAAGATCCCTTGCAAAATTACGTATATATTCAGCTACTTCTGGTTGTTTATCATTCTGATACTCCAACAACTCGTTCCAAGCATTGATTATATAGTTTGTATTAATACCTCCATCATCAACAAAGTTTTGAAGTTTAACAAACTTCAGATCATCATACGTATCTGGACGTTCTCCAAGAACAGCATCTTTAGAAGAATATTCAACTCGTTTTCCAGGAATAAGCATCTCTAACAACAAATTACCCTTTAAATCAGCATAATCACTGTTGTGATATATCATAGGTTTAAGACGAGATAATCTATCGAAGATGGTGTTAGCACCTCCAAGTAATCTACACACTCCGTTAAAATTACCATTTATAGATACGTTCAGCTAAATCTTATCATCTTTTGCTGATAACACTTTTAACGGAATTGCATTACCATTCTTATCACGAGGGACATATTGTTGAAGATTTCCATCCTAATCCTTATACCAAAGTAGTATAGGTTGTCCAACATAGCTCTTTAAAGAATGCTTGTTGCCTGTAATCTTCATACTGTTTGTAGAAGAATCATAAGAGAATTCAAGGTCTTCAGTACTAGAATTCACAAGATCGTGCATATATCTTGGATTATCAGATATTCTAGAAGCATAATCATTAAAGAACTCAGACTTAATAGCTGCAGACAGTGCTTTCTGTGCTGATTGTACAAATGATACAGATAAAGATGTATTACCAGCCATTGTATTTAGCTAACGCAACATTTGTATGAATCCCATAGTTGATGACATAAATTGTACTCCGAGTATAACTTTTGTTAACGAAATTGCATTTCTAGTCTTCGTACCAACATAACTATGTTCAACCAGATCTAACAATCCAGCAGGCTCGAATAACGCACCAACATCTCCTTTCTTAATCAATACACCGTCTTCGTCTGTAGCAAATTCAAACAACTCGTCAAAACCTTCTTTATATACAAGTTGTTCAGCAGCACTCTTACCATGCTTTTTAGTATCAATCTTACAATATTTAACAAGGTTTGCTAAAGCATTTGCGTACTTGCTAAATTGAACGTATGCGAGATAAATACCTAACTGACGAGACTTTAGGCCTTTTTGATCAGCGACATCATTTCCTTGTGCATAATCCCTAGCATCTTGTTTAAACTGCTCACTCTCAAATAACTTCTTTATAGCTTCATTTATAGCCTATATAGACTCTTTATCACCAGTATCTATTAGACTTAATGCATCATCAAGAGTGTTACCATCAAATGTTACATCTTTACCAAAATACTGTTCGGCAACATCTTTAATAGACTACTGTTGTCTGCTATACGTGGATCCGTTCTATTGCATGTATTGAGATGAAGCTTTTACATAAGCATCAGCCATTTGTTTCATAATAGGCTGAGTTAAGAAGTAGAATGTGTTTCCACCCCATCCTGTACGTAATAACAAGTTTGTAATATTATACGAGAACGGATTGACATTAAGTCTGGATATCCAAGGATCTTTAGCAATATCTACGTGGGCATTGATCATAGCTGAAATCCATGACATGATTGAGTTGCCATCAACATCAAGTTGTTTATCAAGTCTACTTAACCCAAGCGTGCTTAATAGACTTGATTGGGATTCTCTGAATGATATATGATATATCATCGTTAGGATTTGATTATTGTTATTCAATGCGAATGGTCCAATACCAACCTTACCTGTGATATAATCGTTCTTAGATGCTGTTTGACGAGCTAATGAATAGAATGAATATGGAGTTTCTGTTTTAGATTTACCAGAACCTTCTATGTCTTTAAGAACACTCTTAGCTAATTCAGTATCGTTATCAATAGATCTATGTAATATCTGTACGTTACGAGGTCCACCATTATCCTTTTTATCGATAAGTAACGCCAAATACATGTCGATAATCTTATTCTAAAGTCGATGTTCCTCTGTGAGTTCAGATTCCTTAACAAGACGTTGTTCTACATAACCATATATGTTTTCAACACCCTCGGTCTTATAATTAAGGCCTGATAGGAACAACTTGTCAATATCGAAGTCGGAACCAGTGATCTTTGTAAACTCTTCTGGTAGAATAACAGTATCGTTAACAACAGGAATTACATCGACACATCTTAATGCATGGATTGAAGACTGTGCCTGCGTAGGAATACGATATGCTAATATATTTGCCTTAGCCTCTTCTCCGATTATACCGTTGTCAATAAGCCACTAACGAGCCTCTTCAAAAGATAATTGACGTTTTTCTATTTTCGTTTTATATATGGTGTTGCCATCCTTATCAACCTTAATATTACCATCTTTATCCTTAAGAGGTATTTTTGCTCCATCCTTTGTTAACTCAAACGTTCGTTTTGTTTGTATATCAAAATCTCCAAGAAGCTTCTTAAAGTAGTCTATTGATAATACGCAGTCCATAGAACCCTCTTTATTTATCATCTACAGACGCTTACCGTTGTATAAAGTTACATTATTGTCTCCAACTATACCTCCATCACTACGTTCAAAAAGCTTAGATCCCTACATTCCCCATACAGATCTTTGAATAAACGCAGCACCAGGAGTTTTCGTATCAATAACTTCTCCATTGATCTTAGCAATAAGTTTACTCTCTAAGAAGTTAGAAGACTGCACAGCATCTATAGGCATTGATAAACGATAACCAGATTTCTCGTCACCTTCAACCTGAAGTGATGATAACAAGTTTATATTCGGATCATCACTCTTGATCATATCAAGAACAGTTTCAATAAACTTCTTCTAATCTATTACAACCCTTGATAGATTACCATCATCAATAACTTTTCCGTCTCCATCTATAATCTGTCCATCTTCATTGGTTTTGAAGAATTGTTTCATCATATTCTACATACCAATGTCTGACAACCTGTTCATAGAATTCATGATTGTATCTAAGAGATCTTGTCCTTTTATCTTAGTTCCATCACGTAATACATAATAGTTATTGACATTCAAGTTACTCATTACAATTTTAGTAGCTTGAGTACCAATGTTCATGTATTTTTTCTCATTCGGATCAGTGTTCAACTGCTTACGTAAATACTTAAAACGTTGTTCGTATGAGTTGAATTTAAATGTATCTAAGAACAACGGCTTTTCATCTCCTTCGACACTGGAATAATCATCCCATTTAATAGGCTGAGATCCTTGCGAACCAACTTTAATAGCAGAGTTAATCTTTAGTTGATCAACACCTTGTTGTTTCATTGCATGGAATATGTTGGCTGTACGACCGTATGCAATACTTTCAAAAATCGGGAACAATGCATACTTATCGTAATACGTAATCATTATTCCAGTTTTAGGATCTCTACGACGTCCAAATGCAGTATATTTCTGAGTACCGATGACTGTTGTAACAATCTTGTTATACGCATTCAATTTAGTACGAACAGTATATATATTACCACTACGTAAAATCTTAAATGCTTCTTCAATATCACTGCTCCAAGAACCAACCATTCTCAGCAAAGCTTCGCACATTTCATCAGTTATATATGCACCACCATCAGCAACATCTATACCATCAAGTTTTTCATCCTTAGACAACCTATAACTATCTATAACAGATTTAGCCTTCTTTTTTATAACAGCAATAATACCTTTGTGCTTGGATTCTAGAAGTTTTTCGATCTCTTCATCACTCATTCGTTCAAGTTGGTTGTCAACGCTATTACGAGCGTCTTGTTCAAGATTATATTTGCGCCTACTAGCTTGTATATCAGTCTCATCTTTATATTTTTTGAAACCTTCCAACTCTTTTTCGATATACTCATCACATAACATTGAATAAGCAGTCTGTCTAAGCTGGCCAGTATATACAAGAGGTCTCATATATTCAACCTATGGAGACTCAATCATTTCATTATTGACCTCTGCTGATACATAAACACCTTTCTGATAACGATCTGGTAAACCAACAAGGTCTTCGAAGTTATTTGTTCCAGTAGAAACCATACCACCAAGACGTTTAAGCTCATCGACAGTTCTATCAATCAAGTTACCATCATCATCGTATTTCCACTTATAGAACGCAGGGTTTCCAGCAAACAATCGCTCAACCTCATGTCCAGATATCAAAGCTTTGTTAGAAAGATCGTTGATATAAGCAACTATTGCTTGGTTAAGTATCTTATCACGTTGTACCTGATCTTTTTCTTGTCCTTTCTTGATATTATATTTAGCACATATAGCACTATAAATACCTTCAATGGCACTGTTGTTTAAACCTATATTTTTAATAACATAGTTCTTCTTGTTATCAAATCCGATGACATCGATAAGGCCTAAATCTGCAAGATTCTGTATCTCATCTCTTGTATTATGATCAAGATTTCTAGCGATTAATCTACGTTGTTCAGAGATAGGTTTACTAAAGAAATGCTCTTCAGCTGTTTTAATATTGTCTTTATACGTATGGCCATCCTTTTTATCATTAAATGACACAAACACCTCATCGCCATTATTATCAAACTCCCACACACCAAGTAATGATGAGAACCTAGCACCTTGTTCTTTGGTATAGTAGTTTACAACAGCTGTAGATTTAGTGCCATCTTCATTCATCTAATCAAGAGCTTTTTCAGCATCTTTAACAGATTGATATTCAGAATAAGCATAGCTCATAAACAGATCTATAACATCTTCTTGTTGCATGATGTTTCCATCAATCATACCTATACTTTCAGCGATTTCAGGTACAGATAATATTGTTCCGTTTGGAGCATACATCTTGAGATAATCAATTCCAGGGAGTTTTATTCCGCTAACGAACGTCCAAGATTTTTTATCAGACAATGTTGGCATTATAATACCACCTGACTCAAGTATACAAAGTTTTGATATACAGTCTTCAGTATGACTTATATCGAAATAGTCCGAACCAATATCATCTTTATTATCCGTTCTAAAACCAATAAAGTTGTGTAATCCAATACGAAGATTCGGGTTATTTGCTAATTGATCCAATACGTACGATCCAATAAAGTGCTTTCCTCCAAAAGCATCATCCTCAAGTTTCCTGTATATGAATGGATCACGACCATCTGTTAACTCTACGAAATCAGAATTTCGCATGTTTAGATCATGTATAACATCAGACATGTAGTTGTTATCAGACATTAGATAGAATTTATTTTTACCTGTGCCTAATACTGTTAACTGATCTGAATTATGTCTGTAGTTATAAACCCATGTTGCCAGATTTTTAGTAAATGCAAATCTGTCATATATAGTTTCCAATCTTACCTTACCAGATCCTCTTAACGAATACGCCATGTTGTCATCAACATTAAGCTTTCCGTTTTTACTTATATCACGTAAGAATTGTAAGAATGATGTTGGTGAATCTTCTATATTCGTAGAAGACAGCATTTGATTCAAAGCTTTGTAATTAACAGAACCGTATTTATTGAATAATATCCAATCAAACACAGGTCTTGTTATATTGATTCCGACAGCATTTAAACCGCTTACAAGCCTATCTAACGCCATATCGAAATCATCCTTACGTCCAGGGCTATCTAAATATTTAATTTCATATACAGGCTTTCCTGTCTCTTTACTCTTCTTAGCATTGTACTGACGTACAGGGAATAAGTAAACCTCTCCTTTAGGTCTTCCTGTATGAGGCCAAGATGCTCTCCAGGCAACCCATTGTTTCAAACCTACAATGTTTGCAACCTAACCGTTCTTAAGCGTAACCTGTTTATTAGAATCAATCATATCAGCAATACTAGTAAACATCGTACCAGCATTACTGTTTCTAGGATTAAGAATACGACGTCCATACTGGTCTATAGATACTAAATCAGTACCTCCATTTGCTAACTAAGCACTCCATTGTAATGAATATTCACGAGCAGAATACTCTGTTCCTGAAGGAGTTAATGTCAATTTATAAAGACCGAACGGAGCTTCTGACTTAGCTAATTTTTTGTTGTATTGAGAACGTACAATATCAAAATTATATTTATTCGATCTAATGTTTGACACTAGCTGTACAAACAATGCTTCTGCATCTGCATCACCTTTATCAACCTTCTACTTAAGAGCCTTTAGCTTTGTGTAAGCAACGTAAAATAATCCATTGGACATGCTTGCATTACGCAACGTATCCAATAATTGTTGTACGTTTTCACAATCATGGCACAGATTAAGTATCATGTTGTACGCAATATTCATAGGTACATATTGCGGTAAACCATACTTGTTAAGCTTATTTATGACCTTATATTGAACCTGACCGTCTTTATATACCAACTTACCCTTTTCAGTAAGCGGCTTTAATTCACAATCAGCGATTGTTGAGAAGAAGAATTTAACACGAGATGATGATTTATCAAATCTACTAAACTCGAAACATTGTCTTGTATGTTCTCCGATATCATTTCCAACAGAAGATCCTGCATCAGATGCGTCTCTTGAATCACGTTCAATACGCTCATGAAAATCAGTTGAAATACTTGAAATACGTGATGCCATATCTCTTCTTAACTCGACAGCATCAAATTTTTCAAGAATCTCTCCCATACCAAGCTGAGCTGGAGTTTTATATTCATCATGTCCGAGTATATCTAATCCAGACTCATATAGACTTTCAACGCCTTTTTCGAATGTTTCTTTATTGATATATTTTCCAATATTTGCGATATTAGAACCATCGTCCTTGACATCGAAACCATGCATGATACAGAATTTGGCGGTCTCCATCAAATTATCAAACATATCATCACTGATGATATTTGAAAACTCAATACCGTGGTTTTTATAATACAAACCTCCAAACAGATCATTAAATCTCTATACAGACTTCTTGTCAGGTTCTATTCCAGCATATTTACCTCGTATTATAGCTGCATACAAATTATTAAGATTTCTATCACTTCTTTGACTAAAGCTTAATACGAAATCTCTTATATTGTTAATAGCACCTTTTATCCAAGTTTTAATACGACCATCACCTTCTTTTTGCTCAACATACCATTTAGAATAGTTCATGAATCTATCTGCAAGAAGCTCTGCAACTTCTCTAATAGCATTCTTACGAATAGCATCATCTTTGCTATGGATATCCAAATTGTTACGTTTTGCATAATACTCATACAAATTATCACGTATTGCAGCAGGAACACATAATTCAAATGCAAAGTGGAATGCTTCGTGAAAATCAACTCTATCTGGAGCGTATTCACTAAGTACAATGGCAGATGATTTACAAATACCCAACACAGACGGGTCATGCATTGTATTAGATATAAGATTCTTTCTGAATTCAATCTTACCTTCGAACTGTTTACCAAGTATCGTTGTTATACGACGTTGTGCCTTAGCTTTTGTTATACTAGTTTTATTAGGTGATTTTTGTCTATAAAAAACCATTGATGACTCATCTGCATTATCAACTTGAGATGCGTCAGATTCACCGTCAGGCATCTGTTCAGCCCAATCTTCATTATAGGTGTAATCGTCGGGATTTATACCAGGATCTGGTTTAGAGTATCCTTCCGGTTTAACTTCAGGGTCTTCTTGAACTTGAACATCTGGTTGTACAGGGCTGTTTGCACCAGTATTAGATGGTGCCTAGTTTGGATCTACAGTTGATATATCTGTAATATACATATTGGGTGGAGCAAAACCAGCACAGTCTGTTAGGAATACACCGTGTTTAACATACCACCCGAGGCCACTCAATCCACTATAATCATCAACAGCTTTAAAATCAGACATATCAAATGTCAATGTTTCAGTAACCTTGAACTATTGTTGATCAGGATGTTGTATGAACCAATCTCTAATTGCTTTTAGAGGAAGTGTGCTGTCTTTATTAGAACCAAGCCTAGCTAACATGAAACTATGTTGTTCAGGTATTGTTAATGTTTTCATCACACTGCGGAAATTTGTTTTTCCAGCATCTGTGTTCAAATCAATCTCACCAGCATATCCAAGTTGATTGTTAGTGGCTAGATCTTGACGCATTCGTATACGCACTACACCAGGTCTTCCAGGAATTAACTCAATAGCTTTTAATCCAACAAGGTTATCTTGGCTTGCTGCTATTGGCATCAATAACGATGCGAGTGTTCTATTGGATACTCCATTTGTTTTACCATTGAGCATATCTGTATTGCTCAATACACTGATCAAGAAATCAATATCATCATCAGCAAACGATTTCTTTTGAACAGTAACTGGAATTACAGTAGGCTGCTTATTACCTTCATCACGTGCAATTCTTTTTAAATAAACAAGTGTACCTCGCTCAGGAGCATGATTTGGATTATTGTATCTGAATATTGTTCGTTGTTCACGATCTCCAACAAGTGTGTTGATATTCTCACCATTAGCAAATCCGAAGTCGTTTGATGCATTTGACATCTCTATTTTATAGAGATTTGTACCAACAAGAAGCTGTGCATCTGGATCTGTTAGTGGTCTCAACACACCTTCTTTAACAACAATACGACCATTTGTACGAGCCATATTAGCTATTATTTTCACACCGGGCTGTGCGTCTTCAATACTAACAACACGATTGTACAGATTCTATCCGTTCTGGCTTAGTGTACGTGGTTTACCTTTAACAAACGCTTGATGCAGATTAAGCGGTATGTTATTATAAGTCTTACCACGATACGTAATGTGTGCAAACAAACTTGGGTTTGCATGTCTAGCACTTTGTGTACCCTCATAACGTTCAGTACTACTTATTTCAACAACAGCGTTTGTTATAAAATCTGGAGAATTAAGTAGCTGAGCAAGTTCTTTATTTGCGTTTTTATAAAAGAACTCATAATCTAATGATGGAGATGGATTTGTTTTAAGATCACCTTTATTTGCAGCAACTCTGTATTCTCCAGGAGTGTACTGTGGTTGTTCCGGCTTAGGTTGTGCAGTTTGAGGTGTACGTTCTTGTACAGGCTATGTTGGTGCATTAAGTATCTTATATATGTCAGCGTTATCTACTTGGTCAAACGGAATCATTTTGTTTTTGAGACCGTTGTTGATTATATCTGGCCACTGTCTCGCACCTTCATATGCTGATTTCAAATAAGGTACTACATCCTGTCCAAGTTCATTAACAAGATGCTTTACAAAATCGTTGAACGAATATATACCACGATCAATTATACCAACAGCATATTTTGCCATCAAAGTTAATAATCTCGGATCTACTCCAGAATTTAACTGTCCGGTCTTACCTTTAAGTATATCAAGAATTTCACTACGAAGTTTGCTCATCTCTTCGTCAGAAACTAATCCGAACTAACCTTCGTTCTAATTAGCGTCAACACCAGGACCTTGTTGCTGCGACGGTATTATTTCAGCAGGACCAGCACTAAGTTTACCTATAGACGATTTTGTTACAACCATAGCTGTTGATGCTACAAGTTGCCCATCCTTAGTCTTGCTCACATAAGATTTTACACCAACTATCTCTAAATTAAGTTTCGAGCATTCGTCAATAATCCATTGTCCAAAAGTATATTCTGACGGTAATCCAAGTGTTGCAATACCACCAATAAACCCACCATCTCTTGCATTTTTTGCAACAAACTCTGTGGATTGTACACCATTTTCATTCTTAGTACCGTTGTTTACAAATCCAGTATAATATACACCTTTTTTACCTTCTTTTCTTACAGTAGTACCTTGTACGAATAACTTTTCATTAGCCGCTTGAGAATCACTAGGATCCTGTTCTCCAGTCAAAGAACCTTCTCTATCAATATTAGCGATGTCTTGTATGTATTGTTGTGAGTTGATATAATTATCGTAAGCAGCAGCTGTTTGTGCATACTCGGCTTCAATATTAGATATGTTATTACGTGCATCATTGAGCGCATTATACTACTTAACAGCCTTATCAATTCTAGATTTTAAGTTCTTGACGTATTCAAGTGTATTTACAGTAAGTAGAGATTCGTCCGACGGCTGTAACCATTTATTAAAACTGACTATATTTTCAACAAGTTTGTTTAGAGCCTTGACATATTTATCAAGATATTCAACGTCAGAGTTAATTCTTGGATCTGATACATAATCATATCTGCCTGCATAATCATCATATGTACTTAATTCTGATAAATATTGTTTTAACGTATTGTACTGAGTATCAATCTCTAATTTAAGCTATTGATATTGCTACCAAGCCTCATTAACAGTGTCAGGTTGCGTTGTATATAGTCGTTGCATCTCTGTGCTTATAGGCAGCATTAAACGCAACGGAGCACCGTTGACAAAGTTACTAACGCTCAAGTTGTATATGTTATAACCATCATTAGTTTCCTACCAATTATAGTCAACAACATATGGTAAAATTTCAAGAGACTCTACACTTAAACCAAGTTCGGCTTGAATAAGCATCTAATAAACAGTTTGTTGATTCGTGTAGTTTTCGAATGGAGATTGTTTTTGTCCAAATTTCTTATTTGCTTGATAAAAGAATCCAGAATACTCAGCTATGACAACAATTTCACCATCTACAACATCTAACTCAACACCATATTGATTATTAGCCGCTTTACGAATGCTGTTAAGTACACTGCGTGCAGCATCTGTATTGTTCTTTACATCATCAACTGTTAACTTATCAAGTTCAGATTTAAAATCTTGTGCAATAGTACTATTTCTACCTCGTGTTTTAGCAAACTAAAGTCTAGATGTTTTAAAATCAATGATGTGTATTTTACCATCTTGATCGATACCGATCATATCTGTTTCACCAGCGACTCTACCAACTCCAGGAAATTCAGCATGCCACGTATAAGCGTTTGTATTCAACACCCATCCAAGATCCGTAAACTATTTTAGAATACCTGCCAATTCGATAACAAGATCGCGGATTTGTTCATCAGACATCACCTAACTTGCATCAATGTCGTTAAGTATAGACTTCACGATGTCAATTGCGTATTTTACATTTTGCTCATACTTATCTTTAGTATCAGAATGAATGGTGATATATTCAAGAGCTTCTACGCCTTCAAAATGTCCAAACATGAACCTTGAAATCTCATCAACAATGTTTCCTACTACAACACTAGGTCCTGGTGACTTCTGAATAACAATATGTGCAATATCTGTTATTACAGCCTACCACTCAGAATTGTTTTCAAGATTATTGAATATAGGATGCTCAGTAATATACGTACGATATACAACAAGGTCATGTAACATGGATTTTTTCAGATGTTCATCTTTCAGTTTTTCGTTAATCCATTTAACAACCTCGGCCTTTGTAGTAAGTCTAGATAACTCCTGAACTACGAGTTTACGACTTTGGGCCAGATCATCACGCTCCTTGTATGCTTCAGGTAAAGTACTATGGACTCTGTTATAACGTAATACAGAACCATCATCTTGTTTTATAAAGTACGACCTGCTTGTAGTATCATACTTACCATCCATTGCTGATACAACATCGTCTGCATTACGTACACTTAATGGTTGTTTTATTACACGAGCTTCGTCATCTTTTAGTTTATTTTCGAGCGCATCGAACGTTTCTTCCTGTGAAGTCTTTGTTTCACTAGAGCTTAGCTGTGTACCACTACCTGCTGGAGTATACTGCTATTCAGGCTGTTTCTGAGTAGGCTGTGATTCTGGCTTCTACTGTGGGTTCTGAGCAGGTTGTGATTCTTGACCTTGTCCAGCACCAGCCTGAGATTCTTGTTGTTGTCCTTCAGCAGGTTTTTGTTTATCATCTGGCTTTTGTTCTCTAGTAGCTTGTTGTTTGCCACCAGTATTGCTTTTATCTTCAGGAGCTGTGTCAGCTGGCTGTTCCTAACCTTTTTGTAGTTCAGCATATTTTTTACTATATTCCTTTTTAGTTCGTGCAAAAGGAGTATCTCCTTCTGGATTATAGAATTCATATCCAACATCGACCACTTCTAACAATGATGCCATACGTTCTGTATACGTATGTCCTGAATTAGAATCCCATTCTCCAAAAATAGGAGTTTCTTTCACCTCATGTTTATCAGAATAGTCATATAAATAACCATTTTTGTCAATAAATGTACCATCTGGGAGTGGGTTTACAGGAACACCGTCTTCGTCAAGCTTAACTTTAATCTAGTTTCCGTTGCTACCGATAACAGGATTCGGCTTAGATACTATGAGAGGACTCCATCCGTTTTCCTCATCCATCTTTGCTGTAACCTCTTCGTCAGATTCAAATGCGTCAGATGTAAGTTCATTCCAGAATTCATCATTTGTCTATTGTGTTTTACGAATGTTGTCCATTATCTGAGCACCATTTCCACCGACAAATTTGATCTTCTTGTTATCTCTTTCCTGCTTTCCAATAAAGTTTGCAACAGCTTCGTTTGCGTTATTAATATTTTGTTCTAATGCAAATCGCTGATAATATAAATCAGAAAGAGCATCATGAGTAGATTGGTCTAATACAAGACGCTGTACATCATCTCTTGTTCGTACTGAATCTTTATTGTGATTTCCGTAACCAACTGTTTCGGCATTTGGATCTTTTTGTTCAAGGCCGATACTATAAAGCTCATGGAGATAATCATTGATTCCAGGATGTCTAACTTGTGTTTTTTCTTCAGTAACATTCCCATCCTCGTCAAATACAGGACGCTCTTCAACATAACCTTCTATCAAACGCTTTAAGCTAGAATCTATTGCATTGAGATACTTATTAACACGAGACTTTGCAACACCATTATCAATAGCTTTGAGCATGGTCTCTTTCATTCTCATCAAAGCATCAATCCTAGCCAATGCTTCTTGATATCCAAACTTTTCTTCAAGAGCCTTTGCTGCACGAACAGCTGCTAACTGACCAGTTACAACAGGATCAACATTGAATGGATCTCGCTCTGCGAGCTTTGCATTTGTATATTCGTCTGTTTGATTAGTGCGAATGTCTTTTATACGATTATCTATTTCAGATAGTTGCTCGTTGGTATTTTTCAAAACATCTTGTTGATTGTCAAGAACCATGTTCCATCCAGCAACAAACTGTTTATATTCATCTGTAAAGTTACGTGTTTTTGTATATACGTCAATACCCTGATCTTTAGCAGCCTTTTGCAAAAACTTACTTCTAGCAGAACTTGCAACTCTTGATAAGTTTTTACGTTCTTGTTCAATTGGTTCTGGTTGTATTAAATAAGATCCGGTGTTATCATGATGATTGTTGTTAATCTGCTCAAGGTGATCAAGAGCTCTTGACATCGCATTATATCCAGCACTAAACCATCCTTTAGACGCATATTGAACGTATCTACGTAATGTATCTGATGCATCAGCCTAATCAACAATATGATTATTCATCAACCATTTATCAGCTCTCATCTCAGATATATATGGTGCAGAAGCCTGAGCAACACTCATACGAGCCGTGTGTCCCAAACCACCTATTATACCACCTTTTATTTCTGCAAGACGATCTTGGTCTTTTATTTGCAGCATGCCTAGTGCATCGAGAGGAATACCAAGAACATCTTTACCAACATCAAGTCCGAGTAGTGCGTCATCGAGAACAGCGTCCCATAAACTTTGATTTTCATCAAGCTCACCACGCTTAAACATCTCAGCATTCTCGTGTTGTTTACCTTCCTCAATACCTTCAGATAACGCAGCTGTATTTAAACGTCCAAACAGCTCTCGTCCAAAAGATCTATTTGTCTTTCCAATTAATGTGTTTTTTCCAAAATACTGGTTGAAATACTTAGCTCCTAAAGCGGCTGGTTTTGCTCCAACTTTTTTCAACCATCCTGGTGTGATCGCCAATGCTTTTTGAGTAGCCCTACGAACTACATTTGCGGTATTCTATCCAAGTTTAGTAAGACGTTCAGCCATTGTTGTTGCAGCAAGTCTTTTCGCAAGCTTCGACGATGCAAACCTAGATGCACCATAAGCAATTGATCCACTAATTAAACCAGCACCAGCTCCTGTTAACGGAGATGCTGTAGCGAACTAACTACCGACTCTTTTACCAGCTTTAAGTGCAGTTTGCCATGCCTCACGTGCAGCCTGACTCTTCATAGAACCAGCTACTACGTTACGTACAAACTTAGGCATTATCTTTAATGATTTTGCAACTTTTCCGAACGGAAGTACATCAAGAGCTGTATCGATTACTGCATCAGTTCCAGTAGCAACCATGTCTCGTTTAAACAAGGCTTCAGCATCACGTAATGCATTAACCTTAAGATTATTTGCATTACGATCATTTACGATAACATTTCCAGCTAGATATTGATCGATGAGATCATTATCAGTCATTTTTCTAGCTTTCCAATCTGGAACTTGTTTTTTAGCAGCTTTTATTATGTTCTTGTAAGTATTTGAATCAGAACCACCTACTTTGTTTATATACAGTTCTCGTACGGATGAAGCTACCTCAGCATTATTTTCTGCAACAGCTGAACCCATGTTTGCAGCAAGTACAACAGGTGCTCCAACAAGAATAGATGTACCGCCTGTATAAGGAGCTAAAGCTCCAGAAAGCAATCCCAGCGCCATCGAACCATAATTATTTCTCCAAGAAGAAGCAGATGATCCCATGACACCAG